ATTTTTTTTTCAAAAAACACTTGATTAATTATATAAGTAGCTGTATAATGTAAGTATAAATAAAAGATAAGAAATAAGAAAAAGGAGTTGGATAGTATGTTAAAGATAAACCAAATAGAAGGAAGAATATTTAAAGTGGAAGCTCAAATAAGAGAAGCTAAAAAACAAGGAAACATAGAAGTATTAGCAAGTTTAAGATTAGAAAGTGCACAATTAAGACAACAACTTGAAGATAGAAGAAGAAGTATTTGGGAAACAAATAAATAGAGCTACTAAATAGTAGCTCCCTATAAGGGGGATGGGGGATATGTTAGATATAAAGTTCGGCAAAATGGAATTGTTGCACAGTTACCAAAAGCACGGACTTAATAAATCTAAAATATTAGAAGCATTAGAAACTGGTATTAAAGACGTGGTAATAGGTAAACAAAGCAACAAGTTGATATACACTTTTGATTACACTACAATTGTATTGGACAAAGATAACAATTTCTTAACTGCTTACAAAACAAGTGAGCAACAATACAACACTAAAAAAATAAAAAGTTTAAATGGAGGTAAGTAATATGATGAAAAAATTAATGAGTTTAGGATTAGCTGGTATTTTAAGTGCAACCTTAATGGTTGGATGTAGTAGTAACAACAATGATAAAGATGAAACTGTAACAATTAAATACGTGGATGAACAAGGTAATATTAAACAAGAAAAAGTAACAAAAGACGAAGCAAAACAAATAGAGCAAAAACAACAACAAACAACTAAAGATAATGGCACAACTAAAAAAGAACAAACTACAAAAGAGCAACCTAAAGACGAAGACGACATGACCGACGACGAAATGCAGGAAAAAGGATTAATTAAGAAAAATGGTGGACATTTAGAAGACGAAGCTAAAAAACAAGAAAAAATACATGAACAAGAAGACCAAGAACAACAAGAACAACAAGAACAACAAGGTAAATATCCTATTTGTTATGATGAAGATGGCACACAAATAAACGACGAATATGGTAACTATACACCTGAATATGAACATAAAAAAGAAGAACAAGAAAAACACCAACAATATTATGATGAAGACGATGATTACCCTGGTAAAGGTATTTTAGACCCTGAAGATACAACTAATACTGATAGTAATGTAGAAGAAACACCTAGTGAACCTGCACAATAAAAAAATTAAATAATTTTTAAGAGTGGTTAGTAAACCACTCTTTTTTTATATACTATATATGTAAGATAAATAAAGTAAATATGGGAGGTACAAATATGATAAAAGTAAAAAGTAAATTAAAACCAATTAATGGCAAAGTACAGGCGTTTGTAAAGTTAAAGGTAACACCACACCAAGAACCATTAGTATCACAATATGAATTAGTAGCCTTATTAATGGGTTACAGAGATGTAGTCTTAAAAGACTATACAGACTTTGCAGCAATACAACACATAAAGGACGCAGTAGAGGCAATGGAAAAAGAACTAAATAGTAAGGAGGATAAATAATATGAAATGTACTATAAAAAATAAAGGTTGCGTAGGTTATGGTGGAAATGGACAATGTATATCAATTGAAAACTGTAAATACCAAGATAGATTTTCAAAATGTACAAGAAAATGTCCGTGTAAAAAGGAGGATAAATAGTGAAATATACAGTAAGAGTAGTAAATAAAAAGAGTGGTATGAATTGTTTTATATATCGTAATGTTACATTAGAGAATTTAAAATACATATTATTAAGTTTAAGTAATTTAGATACAACTAAATATTTTATTGATATTAAAAACCAGGAGGAGGAATAATATGATTGAAATAAAAAGAACTAAAAGTGGAACTGTAAGAACAAGAGCCAAGGGGGAAGTAGGTGATGTAGTGGAGCAATTATTAAATGGTACAATAAGTATAATAATGACATTAGTAGAAAAGGGTAATTTAGATAAAGAACATATAAATGATTTTATAGACGAATTTGCACAACAAGTAAAAGATAATATAAATAATTAAGGAGGGTTTTATATGATTAAAATAACTGTTGATACTAAAAATGGAGTACAAATAATAGACAAAGGAACATTGGTAAGAGGTACATTAAAGAATTTATTATTTGAACTAACTGCATTACAATCTACTCTAATTAATAGTATAGTGGAGCAAAATAAAGAAAACTTGCAACCAGGTATTGACCCATTAACTGCGAAGTTTAATATGGTGGACACAATAGCTGAAACTACCAAGGTGGCACTGGAAAGAGACCATAAATACACTGACAACCCAGCAACTACAGTACAACACATAAAACCACTAGAGGAGCCAAAAGTGGAGGCGGAAGAAATAACTGTAAATGATATAATAAAAGGAGGATTAGGTATAGATATGGATAAATTAACATGGGAAATATATGCCACTAATGAATTAGCTGAAAAATGGTGGCCAATAATGAATGACCATATAATGAGTGAACAAGAAATGAAACAACTAAAAAAAGAAGCAAACCAAGCAGGTATTAATATGGACGACTTATTAAATGTAATGATAGATAAATATGAAAAAATGGAGGAGGAATAATATATGATTAAAATAAAAGATGGAGAAATAACATTAGATGGTGATGCAATACAATTAATGGAGGAAGCAACACAAATAGTATTAGAGGTAATACTAGCACTTGTACAAAATGATTGTTTAGATGTTGAGAAAATACCAAAGGTAATTGATACACTAACAAAAGAATTGTATACACAAAGTAAACCATTAATGGAGAAAAATAATAAAAATACAACTAAATAACAACCAAATAGGGTAATTAATAGTACATTAATTGCCCTTTTTTAATATAAATAACACAATAAACCTATATAATTAAGTCCCAATTGAATTTTATTTGTACTAAAATAAGGATTAAAATACTAATTCTTACATTAATAATTAGCTGCAACAACTAATATAAAATTGTGATAGGAGGATGGTCTATATGAAAAAAGTATTTGCGAAGAAATATATGGTAGTATTCCAAAGAGAGGAACATGATGAATTTGTAGTATATAATACCAAGAAGGAGTGGGAAGAAGGACATACACATATACACAGTTATAAGCAAGCAATGTATTTAGTTGACTGCATATTAAACAATAAGATACCTAAGAAGGTAAATAAATACTTTTTAGTAAGCCTTGTAAGACTAAGCAATAGTAAGAAATATAGAGAGCAAATACAAAGAAGGATAGACGGTGAAGTGGAGTTAGAACACTACCACAACACACCAAAACATTTTAGGAAGTAGGTGATTATATGGCAAGGAAAGCAAAACTAACAGGAGATGAAGTAGACCAATTATTTTTAGATTATTGCAGCAACATGACCCACAAGCAATTGTGTGATAAGTGGAATATTAGTAACAGCACATTAACTAAGCTAATACATAGCGAAGGTTGGGCGGAAAAGAGAAAAGCCACAAAGCAATTAGCACTAGATAAATGCCAAGCAGTGTATGTAGATGCCAATAAAGAACTAGTAGATAGATACTACCAAGCAGGGTACAAACTACTTTGTCTATGGGAACAGTCTATGGTAGACAATAGCAGTAGTATATTAGACAAAGAAGGAAAAATATCCCACTTTAAGTTGGCACAAGCAATACAAAATATGGTGGCAATTAAGACATTCCTTGATGAATGTACTGGCACAATTCCATTCAAAGAAGCTATGGAGCTTAAGATGAAATACGAACAGATGGAACTTAAAAAAGCTATTGCAGGACTTGGTGGTGATGAAAGTGTACAAGACGACTTTGTGGCAATATTAGCTGATTCATTAAAACGTATCAACGAGGGTGATGACTATGAGTAAACTAAATAAAGTAGTGCCATTCGGTTGGAAACCATTTAGTGCAAAACAAATACAAGTATTGTCTTGGTGGTTAGACCCACGTTATAAAAACAATACTGCACTAATATGTGACGGAGCTGTAAGAAGTGGTAAAACAGTTTGTATGAGTTTTAGCTACATAAACTGGGCGACAGAGAGATATAATGGTATGAACTTTGCATTGTGTGGTAAAACAATAGCCTCTTGTAGACGTAATGTTGTGCAGCCACTAAAACAAATGCTAATGAGTAGAGGTTATGTAGTACATGACAATAGAAGTGAAAACTTATTAACTATTAGTAGAACATGGAAAACTAAGAATGGTAATATTAGGAAAGCAATAAATTACTTTTATATCTTTGGTGGAAAGGACGAGAGCTCCCAGGACTTAATACAAGGTATAACTTTAGCTGGTGTATTCTTTGACGAGGTAGCACTTATGCCACAATCTTTTGTCAACCAAGCCACAGCTCGTTGTTCTGTAACTGGAGCAAAGTTCTGGTTTAACTGCAACCCCGACAGTCCTTTCCACTGGTTCAACCAAGAGTGGATTCAAAAGTGTAGTGAGCGTAATGCCATACACATACACTTTACAATGGAGGACAATTTAAGTCTAAGCCAAGAGGTTATAGAGAGATACAAGTCAATGTACAGTGGTGTATTCTACAAAAGATTTATTTTAGGGTTATGGGTTATGGCCGACGGTGTTATTTATCCTATGTTTGACCCAGATAGACATGCAAAGAAGCTAAGTCTTAACTGGTCAAGGATATTTATTAGTGCAGACTTCGGTATTCAAAATGCCACAACCTTTGGTATATTTGGTTACTACGCTCCCACAAAGAGATACCATGAAATAGCTAGTTATTATCACAATGGTAGAAAAGAGGGGCAAAAAACTGTTGCTGAGTACGTGACAGATTTAATTGCATTTATACAAGAAAACAATGTAATGCCGGAGTACATAACAATTGACCCAAGTGCTGCACCACTAATAGTAGAGGTAAAGAAAAACAAGTTTTTCCAAAGACATAATATAAAAGTAGTCCCAGCTAAAAATAATGTAGAGTTAGGAATACAGCTAGTCAGCTACCTATTAAACCAAGACAAGTTTACACTAGACCCAAGCTGTAGATGTGATATAGAGGAGTTTGGTTCTTATTGTTGGGACGAAGACAAGTTGGACAAAGGCGTGGAGGAAATACTAAAAATGAATGACCACGCAATGGATAAAATACGTTATGCAGTAATGACTGACAGTATTAATTATAGAACATTAGATGATGCACTAAGAGTATTAAGTGGTAAAGGAGCGATTCAATAATGATATATGATATAATAGCAACTATATTGACGGTGTTATATTTAGGTTTGCCGTTGATGTGTTTAGTTTTATTGTTTAATATGATAATGCTAATAATTCTAATAATAAAAGGAGGTAAATAAAAATGAGTTTGTATAACAGTATAGACAGGGCATTAGTAGGGTTATACAGTACAGACAGAAGATTCTTAGAAGAATTGCAGCAAGTAAAAACCTACTATGAGTTCTACGAAGGTAGACCTGAACAATTAGAAGACGACTTAGAGGATGGAACTGGCCAACTATGGGCAGTAAAAGACAGAGATTATAGACCAACAAGAGAGATAAGAAACTTAACTAAAAAGCTACTTAAAAAGCAAGGTAGATTTATGACTAGTGTGCCACCTACTATAGTGGTAAAAAGTGTAGACGGTACAGACCCAACACTAGTGGACGATAAACGTATTGCATACGAAAAAATATTAGATGATGGAAAGTTTTGGAATAAATTTAGTAAAGCGTTTATGGATTGTGTTATAGGTAAGCGTGTATTATTAGCATTAATGTTGGATGTAGATGACTATGGCAACCCAATAGACAATGCACCAATTAAATTTAGATTTTACACTATGCCAGAATTCCTATACGAATATGACCCAAACGACTGCGACAAACTAATAAAAGTCCAAATAGCTTACCAAGACGAATCCACTGTAGGTAAGCTACAAAACGAACAAAGATGGCATAAATGGATTTATGAAATGAGAGGCGAAGAGTGTTGGTGTACATATATGGTAGTGGATGGTACTAACACAATAGCCTATGCAGAAGTACCAAACATATTAAATAGTAGTATTGCTGGAGAAGAACAAGACGAACAACAAATGCACCAAGTAGAAATACGTAGTGAGTGGAATACTGGATTAAGTGGCATACCTTGTGCAGTTATATTTAATGATGGACTTACAGGTGATATTAGAGGACGTAGTGATGTAAAAGATTTAATGGATATGCAGATGGATTATAACAAAACTGTTAGTGATTATAGGGACAGTTTAAGATTTGCAATGTTTGACCAAACTGCGTTTATAGACGCAGACAGTGCTTCTATTGAAGGAATAGTAGTGGCACCAGGGTCAATATTAGATATTAAGACTGATACTTCACTAGGTATGGGGACTTCTAATGGCAGCTATAAACAAGCTACTATACAAAAGGTCGGTAGTGAGTTCACCTTCCAAGGAGCAGCCGACGCATACTTAGAACGACTTAAAAAGGATATGTATGAATGCATGGAGCAACCACTACCTGAGAGCTTAGTTAATGTTGCCAGTGGTAAAGCCTTACGTATGTTATATGATGACCTTATTACACGTTGTGAAGAAAAGTGGGCAGCATGGGACGAGGCTATTATATGGCTATTAAAATTAATAGAGGAAATTGTATTAAAGAGTGATTTATACCCTGAAGACCCTACAATTAAAAAATCTATGCAGTATAAAGTTAGCTTGGATTTAGACCACAACTATCCAATCCCAGACGACGAAATGGATACTAAGACTATAGCAATAAAAGAAGTAGAAGCCAACGTACGTAGTAAACAAAGTTATATTAGAGAGTTTGGTAGTGCAGAAGAAGCCGACAAAGAGTTCGACGAGATACTAGACGAGATGGATAAGGTTAATATGACCCAAAATAGTATGGCAGATTTAAACGGTAGTATTAGTAAAAACGACTAATTTTCTATACTTTATATGTAAATAAAAAAGTGTAGGAGGTTGATAAGTATGGCAAAACAAGGTGGATGGACAAAAGGACGTAAAGGGGAAAAACAATTAAAGTTTAAAGCTAAATGTGATAAGTGTGGCAAAGAGTTTTATCCAAGGGAAAAAGAATTAGCTATATTAAAAGGTTGTATTATTATTAGAGGATTTGAATGTAGATGTGGGGCACAGTATGTAACAGTAGTAACTGATAACCAACTGCGTAGAAAAATGTCACAGTTGCAGGACTTATTAGAAGAGCTTAAAAAGATACAATATAGCAATAGATATGAAGTAAAAGAACAACTTAAAATACATGGATTTGTCCCACAAGATATACAGGACAGAATAAATAAAAAGGAAAAAGATTATTTGGACACAATAACAGAACTTAGAAGAGATATTGCTGCACGTGGTAAAACACTAAAAGAAAAGTATAAAGGCTACATACAGTAGCACTAAAGGGGGTTAATAAACCTCCTTTTTTAATACAATAAATTATATAGGAGGTGGACGAATTGGGAAGAACAGAATTTAGTGGTGTTGGTAATACACAGAACTCAATTGACTATTTTAAAACCCTTAATAGTCAATTAAATAGTAAACGTAGAGAGCTAACTAAAAAGCAACAACAACAAATAATACAAGTTTATAAAAATACCTATATGGAGATACTAAATAAAGGTATAAAACAATCTTATGGTGATAATGAAGCGTTAACCAAACTAACTGCTGCATATAGTCAACAATTATATAAAGCGTTAAACGAGGTAATGAAAGAATATAATCAACAAATGAGTAGAGACTTAATACGAATGAATACACAAACAATGAGACAGTTAATGGGTAAAGATTTTCGCCGTATTACAGACCAAGTAAATAAATTAGTGGACATAGCTAACCGTGATACGGTGGAACAAATAATACATGGTAAAGTATATGAAGATAGAAAAGGACTAGATAAAAGACTATGGAGTTGCACCAATACTAGTGGTGTTAAAATAGAGGACGCAGTAGCTAGTTGTATGGCAGAAGGTATGGGAGCTGCTGAAATGGCCGAAAACTTAAAAGAGTTTGCTATGGGTGGTCACCATACATGGAGTAGAAATAAAATAAGAGAAAAACTTGGTAGTGGTTATGCTAGGAAATATAGTGGTGGTTTAGACTATGAATCACTAAGATTAGCACGTACTACAATAACCCACCAAGCACAAGTGGAAACTATAAATACTAAAAGAGTTAATCCTTATATGGGTGGAGTAAAGTGGCACAGCAACCACGAAGCAGGTAGAACTTGTGATTTGTGTAACGAAAGGGATGGACGTATATTTATAATAGACAAGGAAGATATACCACTTGACCACCCGAATGGAGCGTGTTGGTTAGAGCCAGTATGGATGATTAATGGTAAGGAAGCAACCCCAGAGGAAATAGCGAAGGATATGAAAGCCTGGGCGAATGGAGAAAAGAATAGTGGTGCAATGGACAAAATACCAGAGTATAAAGGTCTTGGAGGTACAGCAAAACCTAAAACTAAAGCTAAAACTACTAAGAATACAACTAAGAAGACTACTAAAACTAAGGACAAAGCAGCTAAAATTAATAAAGGTATTTATACAGAGGAAGAACGTGCAGCTAAGTATGCTGAAATGGAAAAAACACTTAAAGGTGAAATAATAACAAGAAATAAAAAATATAAAGTTAGTGGTATATTAGATAGATTAAAACAAGCTCCATTAGATATACAAGATATGTATTTAACTGTAGGTGAATTTAAACACACAACTACAACTGGTGGTGCTTATTATCAACCTAATGATAAAAAGATACATATGTCTTTAAGCGACGATAAAAACCTTAGACTTAAATACTTTGAGGAAAAATATAGATATAGTGTATTATTCCATGAGTGGGGTCACTTAATAGACGACCAAGGTGCCGGTAATGATTTTAAATTTTATAGATTCTCCGGTGGTAGTGAGCCGATGAACACTAAAATAACATTAAAGAATGCAGCAAAACCTACAGGATTAGCACAGGCTTTTGAAAGAGATATGAAGAACTGGCAATCTAAATGGGCACTAGAACATTGTAATAAACCATTAGAAGAAATACCAGCTCCACTGGCAAACGGTAAGTTTGTGGACTTCCTACATAAAAATGAAGTACACACACTAGCACTACAGGACGCAGCAAAAGGTATGTCGGCCGGTAAATTACAGACAAGATGGGGACATGACCTTAAGTATTATACACGTAAACAGGATGGAAATATTAGTGCATACGAGTCCGCATGTATAGAGGTATCTAGTGAGTTGTGGGCAGAACTTAGTTCCAACATGACGCAACCGGAAACACGTGAATTTTTATACGATAATTTCCCTGAGTTGATGAAGTCCTACGAAAAAATGGTTAAAGGTTTATTAAAAGAATATAAGAAAAAGTAGTTAGTAAATAGTGGTACTTTTCTATACTATATATGTAAGGAGATGATAAACAATGAGAGAAAAATTACAAAATTATTTAGACAAGTTTGAGGAGTATTTTCCCTTAATGGAAGTAGAAGGGCTTACTGAACAAGAAATTATAGACGTAATTGATAGATGTATACAGAGTGATAAAACGTATGGTGAAATATTTTATGCAGACGGTAAAAATAAAGATATAATAAAATAAGGAGGGATTTTTATGGTAATACCTGAAGAAATTAGAGTTGGAAGCGTATTTTATAAAGTGGAGCTAACTGATAAACCAATAATGATGAATGGCAATCAGTGTTTGGGACTATGTGATAAAAATATCCATACTATACAACTAGACCCAGCACTACAAGATGACCAAAGTTTAATCCAAACATTTTACCACGAGTTAGCACACGCAATGATGTTTGAGCGTGGCATAGACTTACAAGAAATGGGACTTAGCTATAATGACTTTGAAAAAGTTATAGACAGTATAGGGGTAATGATGTACCAGGTATTACTAGATAACCCCGAACTAACACTAACACCAGAAGAATATGATGCCAAATACCCACCAGAGGAGGAAGCTAAATAGATTATTAAACACCTAACTTAATTGTTAGGTGTTTTTTATTGCACAATTTTAGTTAATATTTTTCCTAGAAAATTAATATATAAATACGACAAAGGGTTCTAGGATATCCATAAAACCTTGTATTAGTAAGATTTTCTTTGTTTTTAAAAACAATGTATATAATCGTCGATAGACGTTAAATGGAGGTAAGTATGGCAAAAAGAAAATTAAGAGAATTTTTAGCTGCACTTGATAATGCTGCCGAAGTGGAGTTAGCTATAACAAAAGCCCTAGAGGAACAGGGATGCAAAATACTAATAGATGATAAGGATAATAGATATGTACCTAAAAACCGTTTAGATGCTAAGATAGCGGAGTTAGCTGAGGCTAACGAGGAAATTGAGTCCTTACAAAAGCAAGTAAAAGACCCTACAGAGGCAGAAAAACAAGTAAAAGCCTTAGAAGAAAAAATTGCCGGTATGGAGGAAGCTGCTAAAAAGGAAAAATTAAGTACTGCCATAAATAAGGAATTAGCAGAAGCTAAGCCTAAAGATGTAAACGACTTAATGAAATTCCTGGACATGGAAAAAGTCGTTTTAAAAGATGATGGTACTGTTGAAGGATTAACAGACCAGTTAGCTGCATTACAAAAGGACAAGGCCTACCTATTTGATAGTGCAGAACCACAACCACAACCTGGTAAAAGTTTTTTAAACCTTGGCTCTCCAGGAAAGCCAAGCAATTTAAACGCTTTTGGAAGTAAAACTACACATGAAGGTGACTTTGGTGCACTATTAGGAAAACAATGTAGTGAACAAGCACAACAAGTTGATAGTAACTATTTCTTTGGTAACAATGATAAATAATAATTTTAGGAGGTGGCATTTATGCCAAAATTAAGAACTAAGAAAATTCTACCACCGGAAAGACAATTCCTAGCATTCCCAGACCATTATGTGAATTTACCTGGGAAAATAGCTTTTGCAGAATTGGCTAAGTTAGCTACTACAGATGTGGCTACTTATGGTGAAAAAAGTGGCAAAGTTATTGCCAGAGGTACTTTAGTGTATATGGATGCAGACGGTAATGTTTCAAAACCAACTTTTACTGCTGCAAGTGCTAAAGGTACTAAAGCTAATGCAGTATTATTCAACACTATAGACATAGAAGGACTTGACGCAACTACAGACCCATATGTTAATGCAGCAGTATTAGTACATGGATTTGTAAGAAAAGATAGATTATTAGGTGACAAAGATGCCATAGAATTTGGTGATTTGATTCACGTGGTAAATAACTAGGAGGTGTATTGTAAATGGCAAATGTAAATTTATTTGATTACATAAACGCAAAAGAAATTGCTGCATATGTGAAAGAAAACCCACTTAATAAAGAACCATACTTTGCTGAAACATTATTCCCTTCACGTACTAGTATGGGAACTGATATAAGCTGGTTAAAAGGTGCTAATGGCTTACCAGTGGCACTACAACCTTCTGAATACGACGTTAAAGCTCGTATGAGAGAAAAAGAAGGATTTGAAGCAGTTGCTACTGAAATGGCATTCTTTAGAGAAGCAATGCGTATAGGTGAAAAAGATAGACAACAATTAAATCTATTATTAACTCACCCAGATAACACTGTAGCACTACCACTTATTAGAAAAATATTTGATGAAGCTGCACGTTTAATCGAAGGTGCCAGAGTACAAGCTGAAATAATGAGATGTCAATTAATGGTAGATGGTAAAATAGACGTAGCTAGTGCAGACGGTAGAGCTCACTATGTATATGATTATGGTATGACAAACTTATATAAAGCTGTTAGAGCTGCATGGTTACCAGCAAGTAAAACTACTGCTGACCCAGTTAGAGACCTTATAGACATATGTGATGATATGGAACTAAAAACTGGTATAAGACCTTCAAGAGCAGTTATGAATAGAAACACATTCTTAAATATGATAAATTGTGATACAGTTCAAAAAATGATGTACCCAGATGATTCTACAATGCATTACTTTGTAAGTGAACAACAAAAGCAAGCATTCATAGAACAAGTAACTGGCGTATCAATATACGTATACAGTAAAAAATTCGGTAAATTAGACCACACAACAGGATTAGCACATGCTACAGAACAAGTAACATTAATACCAGATAACAAAGTTGTATTAATGCCAAGTGGAAACCTTGGAAATACTGTTTATGGTACTACTCCAGAAGCATCTGACTTAATGTCAGGAACAGATGCTCAAGTGGCACAAGCTGCTTATGGTACTACAGTTACTACATTCAAGGAAAAACATCCAGTACAAGTTGTAACTGTTGTTTCTTGTGTTATGATACCTTCATTCGAAGCAATAGACAACTGTGCAGTTATAGATGTTGCTGCAAAAGGAGAAATAGGTAAATAATTAAATAGCTCATTGTATTCCCTTATATACAGGTTAGGCGAGGCTAACACGGCTTAGCCTAACCAATTTTTTTATAGGAGGTGGTTATACGTGGTAAATATTGACCAACTAAAAGTATTGATAATGGAAGACCAATATCCTACTTTTACCGACGAACAATTAATGGCAATGGCCGTTATGTATGATAATATATACCAGTTGGCATATATATGTTGTTTGGCTAAAGCAAGTGCAGACGAAATTACCATAGGTGCTATAACAATAAAAAATAGTGCTGATATGTGGAACAATATGGCAAAGATGTTTTTAGACCAATACAACAAAGACGTAAACGGTGGAAAAGCAACCTCCATAACAGGAAAGGTGCCACGTAGAGTAGATGAGCAATAGACAAACAATACAAGCTACAGTAATTAAAAAGGTACAAAGTGCCATAAATAATTATGGTTATAAAGTACCAATATATAGAGATATCTATGAAGTGGATGCAATGGGATGTAAAGTATTAAAGGAAGAAATGGCACATATACAAGACTTACAGTGTGTTATAGATAATAGTTCCAATGGACGTAGTAAGAGTATAACTAATAATGACCAGGGTATTATAAAAGGTTATTCATATGCCACACTCTACGCAACATATGTGGAAGACTTTCCATTACAAGAAGATGATTTTATAGTTTATGATAATGCGTTTTACAAGGTATTAGAAATAGTTAATGTGGTGCATTATAACCTATTATACCAAGTTTCCTTGGAAAGGATTGATTTAGATGGCGAATACAACGATAACAATTGATACTAGTGAATTCGATAGTAACATTAGAAATTTTAATGCTACTATGCAAGCTCAACTAAAAGTAGTAGGGAGCACTATTAGTAAAAATATGCAAACTTATGCCAAAGCTAATCACCCTTGGACAAATAGAACTAAATCAGCACAAAATAAATTAAAAGGTGAATATAAAGTAACTGAAAATGATTTGGATATAAGTATTAAACATGGTGTTTACTATGGTTACTACTTGGAAACAAGACGTGATTTTGATGGTAAATACAAAATATTAGAAGAGGCTAGGGATAGCGAGGTTGATAACTTTAAAGGTATGATACGTAACTTATTTTAAAGGAGGGTTAAAAATTGAGTGCCAGACTTAATATATATAATGTAGTAAAAGACGTAATTAAAACAGTGCCAGTCCATGACCGTCCTGCACGTATTAAGGAAGATACTGCAATTATAATGCGAAAAAGTGCAAACCAAAGTTTTGATAATACTCTTTGTGGGTGGGATAACTGGATTATATATATTTATACACCACATAGCCCCCTACAATTAGATACTTTACGTAATAAGGTTAGAAAAGCATTATATGTGGCTGGTATTGAAATTACCCACGACATGAGTGATGATATGTACGACCAAGATTTAAAATGCTATGTGTGTTCTCTAACTTGCAGAACACCAGTAATATTTGATTATAATAATGAATAGGAGGAAAGTAAAATGGCTATACTTTATAATATTAAAAAAGCAGTTATAACTGAACTTGACCCAACTACAGGTAAAGATAAAACTAGTGGAGTTGTGGCACATATAAAAACTGCACAAAAGGCTGAATTAGAACCAGTGCTTAGCGAAGGTGAAGAGGATATCCTAAGAAATGATGTTAGTATATTAGCAGTTGTTAGAACAGACGATTTAATTTATGGGTATGATATAAAACTTACAGACAACCAATTTGATGATACAATGGCCGGTCTAGTTGCTGGTTATAAAGTAGAAGATGGAACTACAAGTGGTACTAAAAAATTATCAACACCAATGATGAGTGAAGGTAATGTGGCAAAACCTTTTAAATTAGACTTATATGTAGCGAACTACAGTGGTGACTCAATTGTCAACTATGCCAAAGTAACATTAAATAAATGTACAGGAAAATTCCCTACAATGACAGTGGGGGACGGATTCTTTGCACCAGAGTTTGAAATTAAAGCACGTGAAAACACTAAAGCAAACCTACCAATAAAACAAATAGAATTTGTGGAGGCTTTACCAGAAGACCCAGCACAATAATATAAAGTATATAGGAGGAGAATACAATGAGTGAATTAAAAGTAATAAGTGCCAGAGAATTTAGGAAAAAGGCCACTAGAATAATTGAAATAGATGGATTTGAACCGGGTGAAAAAATTGCAGTGAGAATAAAACCCGCGAGTTTATTAAACCTTTTAATGGGTGGCAAACTTCCTAACAATTTATTAGGTACAGTAAATGAATTATTTAACCAAGATACTAAAGAAGACCCTATGCAACTATTTGAACAAGATGAAAATAAAATAAAAGATATAATGGAAATAATAGATTTAGTATGTGAACAAAGTTTGGTGGAACCCACATTCGAAGAAATTAAGGATGTAATAACTGATACCCAAAAAATGCAAATAATGGGTGAAGCACAAGGTAATGTAAATGCAGCTATACCCTCTTTTCCAAAGTAGGAGAATACTAAATGTTATTTCTACTGCTAAAACTTTTAAGTGCAGACCTAGTGACTTATTAGGTATTGATGAAAATGATGTGTATGGTCGTTATTGTATAGACGAAGCTGCAACATATTTATATAATTTAATGCAACCTGATAAAGATGGTAAATGTAAAAAGCCAACTTTTAAAGAAGATATTAAGGAAAGTAAAACTAATAACCCTGGTTTAGATTTACTACTAGGGTAATAAAATTAACAGTAGAACAAAAGTTCTACTGTTTTTTAATTTTTAAAGGTGGTGAAAATATATGGCTGGTGTAGATTTGGGGAGCATTGTTGCTCACCTAAGATTAGAAATGAGTGATTTTAATAGTAACTTAAATAGAGCTGTAGAACAAGTACAGCAAACTCAAAATAGTTTTAGTGGCTTAAAAGCTACAGGGGAAAGTTTGTCCAGTGTAGGTACGGCACTTACAGCTGGTGTAACTGCTCCAGTGGTGGCACTGGGAGCAAGTGTTGTTCAAACACAAATGAAATTCCAGGATTCAATGGCAAAAGTTAAGGCACTTTCAGGTGCCACTGGTAAGGATTTTCAAATGTTAGAGGACACTGCTAAGAAGTTTGGAGAATCCACAGTATTTAGTGCCAGTGAATGTGCTGACGCACTTGGTTATATGGCACTTGCTGGATGGGATGCACAACAAAGTGCCGACGGTTTACCGGGGGTACTTAACTTGGCTGCTGCATCTGGTATGGAATTAGCACAGGCTAGTGATTTAGTTACAGACTATTTAACAGCGTTTGGATTGGAAGCCGACCAAGCCGGACGTATGGCGGACGTACTATCCTATGCACAAGCTAACTCAAATACAACAACTGAAATGCTTGGAGAGGCGTTTAAGAATTGTGCAGTTAATGCACACAATGCCGGTATGAGTTTAGAGGAAACTACTGCAATATTAGGTAAATTTGCAGACGCTGGTCTTAAAGGTAGTGAAGGCGGTACAGCCTTAAATGCAATTATAAGAGATATGACTCAAAAGATGCAAAATGGTGCCATACAAATAGGAAATACGTCCGTTAAAGTACAGGACGCCAACGGTAATTTTAGAAGTATGACCGACATAATACGTGATGTAGATAAGGCAACAGAAGGTATGGGAGATGCACAAAAGACTGCTGCACTTATGACAACTTTTACTGCGGACTCAATAAAAGGTATGGGTATTTTATGTAATACCGGTGCAGACAATATTGATAAATTTACTAATGAACTTAAAAATAGTGATGGGACTGCCGAAGATATGGCTAATACATTAAGCAGTACATTAAGTGGGGCATTAAAGGAATTAAGTAGTGCATGGGAAGGATTCCAACTTAATTTAGGTGATACTACTGGAATATTAACAAAGATAGTTAATGGACTTACAGTATTAGTACGTTGGTTAAAAAGTTTACCAGCTCCTATACAACAAGCAATAGTAACATTCGCCTTGTTAGCGGCAGCAGTTGGCCCAATTTTATTAGCTTTTGGTAAATTAATTACCTTTGGTATTAAGGTAAAACAAAACTTTGCCATACTAAAGGGTGCTATTAGTGTATTAAGTAGCGGTATTTTAAATTTAGTAGATACTGCCATTACTGCACTATATGTATTCGTAACTGATACATTAATTCCGGCATTGAGTTCATTATGGGCAGTACTTATGGCTAACCCTATTATATTAGTTGTAGCAGCAATTGCTGCACTTGTAGCTGGTTTTATATGGGCATGGAATAATATTGATGGTTTTAAAGAATTTTGGATTAATTTATGGGAAAATATAAAAACTGTAGCAAGTAATGCTATACAAGGATTACAAAACTTCTTTACACAAACAGTCCCACAAATGATAAGTAATATAGGAAATTGGTTTAGCCAATTACCTGAAACTATATGGTATTGGTTATGCTTTGCAGTAGCTTATGCCGTACTTTGGGTAGGACAAATGGCACAAAAGGCATATGAAGCTGGTAGTAAATTCGTACAAAATGCTATTACATTTATCCAACAATTACCGGGTAAAGTATGGACTTGGTTAGTAAATACTATTAGTCGTGTTGGTAGCTGGGCTACACAAATGGCAAGTAGAGCACAACAAGCCGGTAGTAGATTCCTAAATAGTGTAAGTACATTTATAAGACAATTACCTGGACGTGTATGGTCTTTCCTATTATCAACTATTGCAAAAGCAATAGCGTTTGCAATACAGTTCGGTCAAAAAGCAACACAAGCTGCACAAACTTTTAAGAATAATATTATAAATGGTATTAGTAGTTTACCAGGAAAAATGGTAAGTATAGGAAGTAATATTATACACGGTATTATTAGTGGTATTACTAGTGCAGCCGGTAATTTATTTAGCACAATGCAAAATATAGCAAGTAGAGCCTTAAATGCTGCAAAGAGTGCTTTGGGCATACACTCTCCATCAACAGTATTTAGAGATATGGTAGGTAAAATGATACCAGCCGGTGTTACTGTTGGTATAGAAGCCAATGCTGGTAAAACTATAAAAGCAATTAAGGATTATGCCAACAGCTTGGTACAAACTATAGACACAAATAAATTCCTAGGTAAAGTTAATATGAGTACAGCTGGTATTAATATAAATAGTGAAAACACAGTTGATAGTAATTTACTTTATGCCATAAAAGGTATGGCACAAGCAATGCAGGACAGTAAACAAGAATTTGATTATAAAGAAATGGGTAAACAATATAAAAAGGCACTTGAGGATACTAATACACCAATAGTAATGGATAAAGTATTAGTAGGTCAAAAGGTTGCTAAGTCCGTACAGGATACAAATGATTACTACAATAACCAAAAGGAAAGATTTAGAGGTGAGAAGGATTATGTATAATTATTTCAATTTTAATGGCTCTCAAATTAATGATTTAGCCATAGTAACTAGTATAGAAAAACCATACATACCGGAAAAATCCATAGATACTATTAGTGTTTCCAGTAGGGACGGGGAAATATTTGATGGGGCAAAATATGACCCCATCTCTATTCCTATATCCCTTGTGGTAATAGGTGATAATGAAGAGGATTATAAAACTCGTGTGCAATGTTTACATGACTTATTGAGTACCAAACAGGAAGTTCCAATAAAGTTTTGTGAAAATATTACAATTTATGGTATGTTAAAGGGTTCACTAAAGGTAAAGAAAAAGAATAGTGTTAGTGGTTATGCTGACATTGAACTTATATGTCATACACCATATAGCTATAGTGATAATGTACAGGCATACAATGCAGAAGATAATGCACAGACTGTAGTGGTGGAAAACAATGGTGAGTTAGCAACACTACCATATGTGAGTATAGGATTTGGTGCAGACGCACATTTTGCTCAATTACAAAATAATAAAACCGGAGAAAAAATATTGGTGGGTGATTATCCACAATTACAATTAAGTACCACTAAAAAAGAGCAAACATTAATATTACATGACCCTTGTGAAAGTGTAGGTACTTTAATCCAAAGTGGGGCAAATATTAATAGTGGTCGAGGTACAGGTGGTTCCTTTACTATATCTTCTAGTGGTAATAGTTTTATACTTAGTGAACTGGGTAGTAGCAGCACAGAGAAAATAAAAGGAGCTTGTGCCCGTATTAACTTAAGTAAAAATATTGATGATTTTAAAGTTATGGTGAGAATGCAATGTAGGTCAAGTGGTAAAAATGGTGACCCAAATAATGTTCTAAGTGAGCAGGAAAAAGTTAAAGAGACTGTAGTTGAAGGTGGTAAAGTTACTTATTACGAAGTAACTGCCAACGGTGTTAACTACCGTACACAACCAAGTACAAAAGGAAAATCCCAAGGTATTATTCCAAAGGGTACTAAATTAACAGACGTAACAATACAAAATGGTTGGGCAAAGATAAAATATAAAACTAAGACATATTATGTATCAGCAAAATATATAAAGAAGCAAGTAAAAGACAATTCTAAAAGTGTTGTGAAGGAATTTACCGTGGCGAATATGTGGCTAACTCCAAGTAAAACCCTAACAGGTGGTAGCTGTGCCGTATATACAAAACCTAACCCAGGCAGTAAGGTAGAATGTACTATACCATATGGCACAAAACTTAGAATAATACAAAGACTGTATACCTATAAACCAAAGGATTCTAATAGTGCTTCACAAACAATAACATACTATAGAATATATAAACCTTGGAAGGATAAAAATGGTAAAAAACATACTGGTTATATAAATGTAGATTATCTTAAAGGTGCAGCTGCAATTGACAATAGTGTTGATTATAGTGACGACCCAGCGTATGCAGACCATAAAACCGGCATAGCTGAAGTGTATGGTTTTGATGTTAATGGTACACAAATATTTAGACTTTATTTAGGTGATATTAACCCATATTTTGAGTATAACCAAGCCGAGGTAAGCATAAGTAAAAAATCAATACTAATTACAAGTAATGATAAACCAAATGAAAAAACTGACCAAACAGTTGATAATAATGGTAAAATTGTTACTAACCATTATATGAGTGGTAAACATGGTAGTTGGAATGATGCCAACGCTTACTTTACACTAACTAGAAAGAAAACCGGTAAAAACTACGTATATAGTGCCCAGGTACAAAAGAATGATGACGGAAAATTTACACAATCCGTATCAGCTAATAATAAACGTAGCAGCGAGTTCTCCACTAATGCACTAAGTTACTTAGCAATATATATAGGCACAATGGCGGACAGTTTAGAAAATGCTTGTGGCACTGGTATTAGTGATATAAAAGTATACGAACTTAACCCGGAAAGCGAGGAGCAATCTAATATAAAATATTTTGAGAGTGGTGATAAATTAGACTTAGATTTTGAGAATGGTGATTGTTATTTAAATAATGAATTAAGAAATGATTTGGTGGACATAGGTAGTTCATATTTTACTGTAGACGAGGGAGAAACTACCTTACAAGTAGTTAGCGACGATACAACAGCAAGTCTGGGTGTATTAATAAGAGAAAAATGGTTAGGTGTGGTAGACGAGGATAGAAGTACACCACCACAAGATTTAAATTTAACTAGTGAGTAAGGAGGTATTTTGGATGAATAAAAACTTATATATTTTCGACAATAATAAAAAATTATTAAAACTTATAAATACCACAAATACAAATAATATTAAAGTTTATGATGATACCTATACTAGTGAACTTTTAACAGGGGCAGAAACATACACTGCCTCTTTTAAAGTAAGTTACCAAGACCAACCTATATTTTTAGAAGGTAACTATATAGGATTTTACTGGCAGGACAATTTTAAATTAATGCAAATAAAGAAAACCACTAGTATTGAGCACATAGACGACGTAACTATTACAGTTTATGCTGAGTTCATTGGTATTGAGTTATATAATAGTTACGTAGATAAATTTGTGGCGGATGGCACTGCGACAAAATTATTGGAAACTATATTAATGGATACTAACTATAAAGTAGGTTATGTAAGTCCTTCATTAGACGAAGAAGCCTTTAGGGTAGAAGCTACAGAGGTTACTAGTGTATATTCAGTAATACAAAATGCCACTTCAATTTTATACGAATGTGAGTGGCAGTTTAGAACAGTGCCAGTAGATATAAAACGTGGTAAGTTTAATTTCTTTGTAGATTGTTTTGCTAATGGCGAACGTGGCACAAAGAGATATAAACGTTTTGAAAGTGATAGAAATAGCTATGGAATGAAACGTACTGGAGATATTACAAACTTTTGCAGTGGTATTATACCAGTAGGAAAAAATGGCATAACTATAAGTGATGTAAAATGGGAAGTAGAACAAGGTGACCCAACGGACAAACCACTTGGACAAAATTATATATTTGATGAGAAGGCACATGCAATGCTTAATAATGGAGGCAAATATATATTAATGAAATACAAGAGTGACGCCGATGATATATACACATTAATACACGAGGGGTATGCCAAACTAAAAGAGTTAAATAAGACTAAATTTAGCTACGAAATACCAGTGTACATGACTGAACGAGACTACGAAGAAATTGATGTTGGTGATACTAACTACGTAGTAAGTAACAAGTTTAATCCACCAATACAATTGGAAGCACGTATTACAGAATTTAGTATCAGTTTTACAGACAGAAGCAAAAACAGTGTAACTTTGGGGAACTACAAACAAATACGCAGCAAACTAAAATCCCTAAATAAAGACGACATAGTAAATGACGTAGTGGACATTATTAAAAAACATGGTAAATTAACAGCTAGTGATTTACTTGCAATTAGAAATTATTTGAATCAACTAGGAATTGATAAAAAATTAATTGATAAACTTATTAAACAATATACAGACAAAGTAGTGCCAGACCCTATAAAACCTGGAGATGATACAGACAAAATAAGTGAAGATACGGAGGATTATAGAGCCATAAACATACAGAAAATAGACAATGGATTATGGTTAGGTGATAGTAGAATACACGACTGCATAAAATATAAATGTGGGGAAATCAAAGGTAAAACACCTACTACACAACCACAACCAGACAAGAAAGAGGACAGTAGTAAAACTGCAAAACAATACAAAGCAGCCGTAGATTATTATGCCGGCTTTGGGTTAGGTAAATGGAGTGATAAATATAGTGATGTTAGGAATATGCGTAGCAAATCCAACCACTGGAAAATATATGCCCCAGTTGAGTATTACAGCAAAAAATTTGGACTTGACCCACAACTAGTTTACGCTATGATATATGCAGAATCTAGTGCCAACCCATACGACGCTACAAAAGATTCCACTGGTGGATATGGACTTATGCAATGTGAGCGTGGCACATATTTTAATAAAAAGATGAAAATTAAATATTTAGACGGTAAAGTTGAATACTTTACACCAAGTTATTCTAATATGAAACCTAAATCTTGTGGCACTAAAAGAATAAACGGTGTAACAGTGGATAAAGCAATATGTAACCAAATAATGGTTGGGTGTAATGAGATGAGAGCCAGAATTGAAGACTACCATTTTAATATATTTGCATCTTTATGTGGTTATAACTTTGGTATAGGTGGTTTTCAATGGGTAGTGATGCACTATATTAAAGATAGATATAAACTAAATATAGTTGTAACTAATAATGGAAAAAGTGCATTACTATACAAACAATCCGCAGCAGTTAAAAAGAAATACTGGGAAGTAATAGACACAATGCAGGCACCGTGGAAAAACTATAGAAAAAAATATAAACAAGTTACTGGATGGGGTACTCCTACAAATATAGAAGATTACCTTAGATGGTACAAAGTAGTAGACGGTCAATTGCCATACTGTATTGATGATAAAGGTAAAAAAAGAGGTTATGGTGCAATAAAACCAGGTACAACAAATAAAAGTGCAGAAGCTACTGCCGTATCTACAGAGGCTTCAATGACTAGGGCATCCAGTGTTAAGAATGCCCCTACATGGAAAATAGACGGTAATACCACTACTAAAAAAGGTGTTGCTGAGAACGTAAGAAAGAAAATAGTAAATAAAGCTAGGGAAATTTGTGACCTACATCAAAAATATAAAAAAGCTACTTATTATGGTGGAGCATGTATTTATGATGATAGTAAAAGATTTAGAGTTAAAGGAACTATACATGGTATAAAAAATCCATACTGCTACGTATGTAGTTCTCTTAGTAGTTGTGCTTACTTATACGCCGGACTTAGAAGTGTAACTGCAAAATATGGTGGAGCCAATTGTGCTTATGGTTCTTTAGTAAGATATGCTACAAAATATAGTGGATACACATTAAAGAAATTAACAAGTAAAACAATTGACGAACTATTACCTGGTGACTTAATAATGTTAAGTAATGCCACAGTTCCTTCCAATGTAACTCCTTCTTGGGCGTCAAAATCTGGTGGAGATAGCACATATGCTAAAGCCGGTACTCACCACGTTGTTGTATATTGTGGTAAGGTAAAAGGTAAACGTATGATAGCTCACGCAAGTGGAGGACATAAGTGGCCTAGAGCTATAAGATATGAAGATATGAGTATTACATATAGTTCCCGTGGTAGTATGACGCATTGGTATACACATGGCATAATATTGAGACCTTGGGACTTAGCAAGGGCGGACAAGGAAGCCAAAGTTAAAAACCAATCAGCTACAAAACCAACACCACCAAAAGATATAACAGACGATGACGACGGTGCATCTTATGAAGTTACATTTAAAGGACTTAACAGTGCAGCCCCTAAAGACTTTGTAGAGGGTGGCAAACTTATTACTAATATTACAGTAAATGGAGTTACCGACAAAACACCATATCCTAAGACTGTAAGCCACGTGATGTTGGCGTTTGGGGTTCCTGCACTTGGAGACAATGTGGATAATGTTGTGGAGGATTATCAATCCCTTATAAAAGCCTTACTAAAGAAATACCCTAAAAAGCCTATATTTGTATGTGAGGAAGCACGTTTAAGAAGTTCACAATCCGGCAACTATGAGCAAATGAATGCAGCAATAGACTCACTTAATAATATGATGTTAGACTACTGTAATAAAACAAGATACGTAATATTCCTAAGAAAACCAAAAGATATGTGTGATGCCACTGATAAATATTATTGGTTAAGTAGCTTAACAACCGATGGATATAGAATGAAGGACAAAGCAAGTACACAAACTTATTATAAGGAATATAAAAAGAAAATATTATACTTTGGTGAAGGGGCAGAATGGGAGAGCGATAGTGCCACTAGTAATAAAATGTTGGATAGCCAAAGAGTGTACACTTATAATAAACCATTGAAAAAACTACAATTTAGGGTGCCGGCAACTTCATCCACTAACTATAATGATAGTTACTATGCACGTATTGTTTTCACTGCTGCAAAAGGTTTTAAATTAATACAACCTGACAGCGTGTATTTAGAAGGGGTAGACTGTAAGAATGGGGTATTATTACCAAAAGAAAATACTACTTATATTGTATCAGTTTATTATAACCCAGATACTACTATTAGTGATAAGGCATACCTTGGAAGTGTTGGAGCTAAGAAAAAAGGCACAAATTATGCACAACCACAATTTAAATATTCTAAAGATTTAGTTAAAATAGCCACTAGTTACTACAATAATAATAGTAAGTTCAGTTATAATAGTACCACTCCTTGTGACTTTAAAAACCCAGCCGAAAATATTGCTAAATGGAAAGTAAATAATAAGTACCAAATAGATGACAGTTGTTTCCTTAACTACGTTTTAACAGGTTGGACTTACGAAAAATCACCATACGGTAATGAAAAGAAAACTAATAATAATAGAAATAGTGATGTTAGCTGGGCAATCCCAAGTACTAGGAATGAAGCTAACATAGGAAAATATTTTGTACAAAAGAACTGGGTTGTAGATGTGGCAGACTTAGAAACATTTAAAAATTTAGCCATTGGAGATATTATATTTATGGACGCAGACAGTAAAAATAATGGTGAATTTATGGCTATATCCCATACTGCAATAGTAATAGAAAAAGACAGTGCTGGTGATTATGTGGCACTTGAATGCACTAATGGTTTAGCCAGTGGTGTATTTAGAAAAGTGAAAGTTAAGAACCTTGCAAGTAAAAATATATTATTTGTAGGTAGATTTATGATAGGATAGGAGGGATTAATATGGTTGGTGACGGACAAGAGCACGTTGATAGACCCATATATGATGATGACGGGGAAATGATTGTGTGGCCAACACTTGACGAGGATATGGAGGAATTTGCTGAGGAACCAGAGGTAGCTACTGTAGCTGCTTCTGGTGATGATGTTACAGAAGATGATACATATTATGAAGTACCAGACACAGTGGAGGACGACCAGGATAGAATTGAAGTACAAATAGAAGGTATAGAGGACGAACAAAGCGAGGACGCCAAAATAGGTGATATCCAACAGGCTGGTGAAGACTATAACGAGGCTATGGATAGAATTGTTGCTGTATTAATGCAGGCATTAAGTACAGAGGAAATGACCGAAACAATGAGTGCAGAACTACAAGACGCAACTAACAACCTGGAAACTGCTAAGCAAACAATAACTGACTTGTGTGGTGACCCGGAAACAACTGCACTACAAACTGACCCAGACACTAAAATACCACAAAACCTACAAGAACTATTGGAAACACTTACAAAAGATGGGAAGGCTCCGTGGTTATATGTAGACGACGAGGGTAACCTATTATTAGACGGAGAACAAGTGCCAAAACTAAAAGTAATTGAATTAGAGGCACAAAAGATAAAAGCTGATTATGGCGAATTTAAAGACCTTACTACTAAAAACTTTACAGCTGTAAATGCCAAAATTGATAACTTAAATGTTGGTGATTTAGACGCAATAAATGCTACTATAACAAACTTAAAAGCTACAGTGGCAGAAATACAAACTTTAGTTGGTGGGCATTTAACTATGGATAATATACAATCCTTAAACCTTACTGCTGGCAAAGTTACTATAGCAGACGCATTAATAAAGGATGCTATGATAGATACTGTAAGTGCCAATAAAATTAATACCGGCACAATTAATACTAATAATGTAAGTATTCAAAGTGAAGATGGCTCTATGTTATTGCAAGGTAATTTGCAACAATTTAAAGACAAGGCTGGTAATGTACGTATACAAATAGGTAAAGATGCCAAAGGTGATTTTACCTTTGTTCTATATGGAACGGATGGAAAAGGACAACTTATTAACCAAAACGGTATTCAATCAAGTGATGCCATAAAAGATGGATTAATTGTCGATAGTAAAGTGGCAGACAATGCCAATATAAGTGGTAGTAAGTTGGATATTAGTAGTGTTATTAGCAGCATAAACAATAACACCAATACTATACAAGCAAGTCATATAAAATTTAATGATACTGACCAAACTTTAGATGTATCATTTAACCAACTTAAAAAGACAGTTGATACCATAAAGGATGTTACTATTGGTGGCGACTTAAGTAGTGTTATTGAACAAGTATCAACCAACACAACTAATATAGGTATAGCACAAGGTCAAATTAGTCAATTGATTAGTAACACCACTATAACCAAAGCAGACGGTACAGTTACACAATTAAAAGACGAATATAATAGTACTGTAGATACAGTAAATAAACACACAACAGCAATAGGTAAATTGGAAACTAGTTACCAAGGAACATTAACAAAGACTGTGCCACAATATTATGTATCTACAAGTAGCACCACTCAAACCGGTGGCAGTTGGATAGAAACTACACCTAAATGGGAAACTGGAAAATATATATGGCAAAGAATTAAATATACACAAGGTGATGGTAGCATAACATATTCAACTCCAGTATGTATTCAAGGTGCTAAGGGTGAACAAGGTGCCAAAGGGGACAAAGGTGAAAAAGGAGACCAAGGTTTACAAGGTATCCAAGGTTTACAAGGTGAACAAGGTGAACAAGGTATTCCAGGAACACCAGGTAAAGATGGTACCCCTGGTAAAGATGGTGCACCAGGAACACCAGGTAAAGACGGTAAAGATGGTAAAACAACATATTTCCATATAAAATACAGTGCCAACGCAAACGGTAATCCAATGAGTGAAACTCCAAGTACTTATATAGGTACATACGTTGATTATAACCCAACGGACAGTACTGATTACAAGGCTTATACATGGAGTAGATTTGAAGGTATGCAGGGTGAACAAGGTATACCCGGAACTAATGGTACCGACGGGAAAACTTATTACCTACACATAAAATATAGTGATGATGGAGGTAAAACTTTTACTGCAAATAAAGGTGAAACTCCTGGAGCATATATAGGAGTTTACACTGATACAAACAATAAAGATAGTGAGTCCGTTGCTTCCTACACATGGAGTAAGATAAAAGGTGAGCAAGGGGCAAAAGGTGATAAGGGTGACCAAGGTGAACAAGGGGTACCAGGAACACCAGGAGAAGACGGTAAAACTTATTATACTTGGATTAGATATGCAGACGATATTAATGGGACTGGTATTAGTAATGACCCTACAGGTAAGACTTATATAGGATTTGCTTATAATAAAACAACTGCAACTGAAAGTAATACGCCTACTGATTATACATGGAGTCTTATTAAGGGTGATAAAGGTGATACTGGTGTAAAAGGTGACAATGGTAAAGACGGTAAAACTTATTATACTTGGATAAAATATAGTGATAATGCAGATGGCACAGGACTATATGATACACCAAAAGACACTACAAAATATATAGGTATAGCTATTAATAAAACAACAGCAACTGAAAGTACCACTAAAACTGACTACACTTGGAGTAAGTTTAAAGGTGATAATGGTAAACCAGGGGATAAGGGGCAATCATTAGTTAGCTCAGTTCCACAATGGTATTTATCTACTAGTAAAACGACACAAACTGGTGGCAGTTGGGTCGAAAGTATGCCTTCTGTAACACAAGATAAATACTTATGGCTAAGATATAAATTAACATGGCAAAATCCTACAGCAACTACTTATACAACACCAACACTAGAACAAGTAGCAGAACAAGTAAAAGTAGTAACTAGTAAACAAGCAAAATTGGAGCAATCTTTAGACGGTTTTAAAATGACTGTTAGTGATACTTATGCCACTAAAGAAGGGTTAGACGAAGTTAAACAGTCAATTGAAAACAAAGACGGGTATACTATAATACTTAGTAAAGAGTGTATAGTAACTACGTGTGAATAAATGGAGGTGTTTTTATGGCAACAATAACTGTATCAAGTAACCCCAGTACAACGGGGGATACATTAACTGTAAATTTTACAACAGATGCCACTAATATTTCCGACATTTTACTCAGTAAGGATGGGGGTAGCACTTATATAAGCGCTACTTCCTTTACTAAGTCTAGTGCAGTTTTTAATATTAGTGACTGGGATAATGGTACGTACGATAAATGTAAATTAAAATGTGTATATACTCAAAGTGGTGGTGGCACTACAGACACTTATTATACTATAACATATACTTTAAACCAAGCAACAAGTAGTAATGCAACAACTTCAATTAAAAAAGGTTCTAGTTATTCCACTATTGTTGCAGCTAACGAAGGCTATACTGTAAAAAATATTAAGGTTGAAATGGGTGGAACTGATATAAGTAATACTGTTATTAGAGGTAGTAATATTAATATACCAAATGTTACTGGTAATATTACTATCACTGTTACAACAGAAGAAATTGCTGAAACATTAACTATAAGTAATATATCAAATATAACACAAAATGAAAAAACTGAATTCTATATTCAATATACTACAAATATAGCAGTAGCAAAACATGAAGTATCTTGGGATGGTGGAAATACATTCTACGACAAAACAACTGAAGTTACTTCTAATGGAACAACTTATAAATTTAAACACGATAACAAAGCTAGTGCTGGAACTTATAAAATGGCTATAAGAGTAACAACTGCCAAGGGTACTACTAAAACAAGTAACGTATTTACTGTTACTTTAGTGAATAATAGTGGATTAACTTTCACTCAGTATAAAAAATTAGACAATGGGGTAATTACAAATACTACCGATGACAAATACTATAGCACCGTTGATAAAATAGCAGTAACTCCATCTGGGAAATATACACTTGATTTAAAACCGGTAAGTTATGTTTGTGTATGCTTCTATAATAGTAGTGATACTTATTTGGGTAATGATTCAGGTGGGTATATAGAAAATAATACGCCAGACTGGTCAGTTGGTTCATTATCAACAACAATTAATGTGCCAGCAAACGCTTCGTATATTAGAATATGTGGCACAAGTGATAATACACAAGTAACAGGAACACTAACTAAATCTTCTTCCGGTGGTACAGGTACAAGTGGATTATTGGATAGTGATGGTGCATATGTGATAGACGATTTCTCCGGTAGTAGTGTAGACCCAAATAAATGGGGATATGAATTAGGTTATGTTAGAAATAATGAAACTCAAAAATATACAAATACTAATGCACAGATTAATGACGGCATATTAGCTTTAAGAGGATTAAAAGATAGTGGTGGAAATTGGACATCTGCATCTATTATTTCAAAAGGTCATTTTGCTTTTATGTATGGTAAAATAGTTGCCAGAGTTAGAGCTTGTAATTATAATGGTTCTTTTGGTGCCTTTTGGACTTTAGGTGATAGTTTTGAATTTGGATATAAAGAAAATGGTAGCCCTGATACACTAGGTGAATGGTGGGCATATTGTGGTGAATTTGATGTTATGGAATTCTATAATGGTAAGTTAACTTGTGGTACATTCTTCAATGAAAAAGAAGAAAGTGGTCGTGTATGGTATAATAATTATCCTACTGGTGATTGGCATGAGTTTGCTATGGAATGGAATACAGATGGTAGTTTGATTTTCTCTATTGATGGACATGAATTAAGTAGAACAAATGCTACTGATAATAGAGCATTCCATATACCACACTTTATTTTACTTAACCAAGCAATTGGTGCTAGTGGTGGTACACCTGACAGTAATACTACTGAAATTACTCAATATGTTGATTGGGTAAAATATTATCCATTAAGTACTGATAATGTAGTACTAAATTCTAGTGACTTCTCATTAGCTGCTATGGATAATAATGATAGTGCCCATAATTGTATGATAAGACCTACTTTCAATGATAATTGTATTAATAAGTCCTTAACATGGTCATCTAATAATACTGGTTTAGTAACTTGCCATAGTGGATTATGTAGTAGTTATGCAGGAGCCAATGGTGAAGTAATAATAACTGCCACTTCACATTCAGGTGTATCAAAACAAATCACATTAACTGTAACAAATGGAGTATTAAGAGCTAAGGATTCAGGTGGCACAACACCAGAACCAGAACCAGGTACTATAGGAAGTATGACCTTTGGAAAAAAAGTAGATACTAGCACACATAAAATAGTTGATAGTACTGACGATTGGGCAACAATTAATCCAGTAACAGTTGAAAAAGGTGGATATTATACATTACAAATGGATGCTACATGGGTATGGTGTTACGCTTACGATGACAATGATAATTTTGTTAAAGAATTATTTACTACCACAGGTGACTATAACACTAAATATTCATTTATGGCACCAACAACTAAAATAAGATATGGATGTTATGACCCACGAAAATTTTTATCATATTGTAATTTAACTAAAACAAGTTAGGCGGTGATTAATGATGAGTGAGATATATAGTAATACGTTTACCATAACAGTAAATAAAGTAGTGGTAGAACAAACAAGTAAAAATACTAAAATTGATATATATAAAGGAACTACTTTATTAGTTGCAGTAAATACAACGCCAACTACAGGACAATATAAAGTAACTATAACAGACACCACTAACTGTACTGCAAAATTAGAGAGTGATTATAAAACTATCACTCTCCTTACTGCAACAGGTAATGCCGGGGAAATACACGCCACTATTAATATAGAAGGAAAATCAACTGTTAATAAAACTATACCGGTTGCAGCAATTACTAAAAGTTCTGTAATCAAAGCTAATGAGACACAATACCAACAACTGGCCGATAGATTTTCTTGGATGGTTAGAGGTAATAGTTCCAGTTCAATGACCTTAACAGAGGAGATGTTAGCGGTTATAACAAAACAAGTAAAAGTAAATGGTGATATGATAGTTGACGGTGCTATAGACGGTAAAACTATAACAGGTGCCACTATAATAGGTAGTACCTTTAGAAATCAAAGTAATACATTTAGTGTAGACAGTGAAGGAAATATTGTTGGTGCACAAATACAAGGTAGTGAAGTTATAGGTGATAGTTTTTCCGTTGAGGGTGAGCTTACTGCCGACACTATAACTGCAAATAAAATAAACAGTGCACAATATCCAAGTACACTAGACGATGATATACAAATATCAATAAGTAGTAGTGGTAGTGATGATAATGAATTATATGACGCAGTAACATTCCAAACAGTAGCTAGGGCATTAGATGCACTACCAAAATTCCTAAATGGTAAAACTGTAAATATATGGATACAAGAGGATATATATGAAGATATAGATTTCCAATTTTTCACTAGTGGTGTAATAAATTTATATTTAGATGGTAATACCGTATATGGTTATGTGCGAAATTATATGAGCTCAACTAAAGTCCGTGTATATGGTGGCTATATGAAATTTGAAACTGCTGAAGTTGGTGTAATTCATCCAAGTACAGGTTGTGCAGTTGCCGGTAGAACTGGTAGTTTAGTTGGACAAGAAAGTTCCCCAATTAATGCGTATAGCATAAAAATATATGGTAGTGACAATAAAGCTACTGACGGAACTTCTGCCACTGTTGGTATTGTAGGGGACTCATATTCTACTGGATATTATAAAGATATACAATTTGTAAACTGCGACGTAGGATTTAGAGGAAGTGGTGGAGGAAGAATACATGATGCTAAATCAAGTGGTGTATGTAAGCAATACGCATACCAGGCTACAAGTGGTGCAGTAATAACAATAGCTAATGCAGCCCATTGTGGAGGTATTACTGCAAATATTGCTGAAACACTTCCGGCACAAATAATAGCACACGCTAAAGCTACATACGAAGGTGGTAATCAAACTACAGATAGTAGCCCTGCACCTTCTACATCAACTAAAAAAGTAGTAACAATAAAATCTATTAGTGGTGACACTTATAGAAGTTCAGTATACAATAACTGGAAAAAAGATAATACTTGTAGACAGGGTGATTATGGTTATGGTGATTGTAATGGCTGCTGGTTCTTCGGTACACAATTTAACCAATTCAAAAACAAGAATATTAGTAAAATTGAACTTACTATAAAGAGGATTTCCGGTGGTTCTTATGCAGGCGTGCCAATAGTAGTAAAAACTCACAACTATGCAAGTAGACCAAGTGGAAAACCTGCTTATGGTTCAAGTTGTGGTAGTGTTAGCATTGCAGTAGGTAGTAGTGGAAAATTAACTATAACTAATAGCACTATACTAAAGGCAGTTTCTAATGGCACTATAAAAGGATTTGGTATTCAATCCACTTATAATTCTAGTAACTATGCAGTATGTAGTGGTAGCGTAACAATGAAGGTTACATATACAGAATAAAATTTAAAGGACTAGTTGATTCTAGTCCTTTTTTAACTAATATACAATATGAACATAATATATAGGAGGTAATACAATGGATGCAATAAATTTACTTAATGCAATTTACAAAAGAGAGTTGGCGGATGCCACTGAAAAGAGGGTGATGTTAGAAGCACAATGTGAAATTTATAAACAACAGGTGGAGAAACTCAAAAAGGAATTAGCTGAGTTGAAGGAGCCACCTAAAAAGTAGGTGAATGTATGAGTGATGAAAAGGTGCAGGAACTATTATTAAAATTAATTGAGGATGTGGCAACAATTAATACAAAATTAGACAGTATTAACGAGCAAAGATTAGCAAGTAGATTGGACTTAATTGAGGCGCAAACTAGAGAACAAGAACGAGTAATAAAAGGTTTAGAAAATAGAAATAGCAAACTGGAAGAATATGTACGTAATACTTTGGTAGAAAAAGACAAAACAAATAGAGGTTTATGGACTTCCATAGGACTTGCTATGTTTAGTGTTGTGCTAACAGTAATAACAACTATTTTATTTTAGGAGGTGTTACACGTGAAACAATTTTTATTAAATCATCCAAAACTTAGAAATCCATATTTTTACTTGTCAGTGGTGGCACTTATATTCAGTGCAAGTGGAGTAGATTTTAATCAGCTAACTAGTTGGCCACTATTTATAGAGGCGCTTAAAAGTATTATAAATAACCCAGTAGCAATAGTGGCAATAATTACTGCATTCCTAGGAATATGGAATGATAACTCAACAAAAGGATTAGACGGAATTAAAAATAAATAATGAAAGGAGGGAAAAAATTACAATGATATATAAGAAATGTATTATGACAATTAATAAAAATAATGCCACACTTGATGAAGATATATACTTATTTAGACTGGATAAAAATATTGAGCTGCACTTTACAATTGTAAATAACAAATATAAATTTGATAAAAGTGACTTAAATAACATAATAGCACAAACTAATGCAGCATATTTCCAAATAAGATTATATAGAAGTGATGAAATAAAATATACCTTTGCAATACAACCTACACAAGACGGGGTGGCAGTGCTTACAATAACAGACGACCTTATAGACGACCCTATTGAATTAGGTGAATATGATTTTCAAATATCATTATTGGATGCCGACAAAACAAGTATGATTTCTATGCCAATTGTAAAACAACAATTGCACGTATGTGAGCCACTTGTGGATAATCAGGCAATTATGGGCAAAGCAGTACTAGGACTAACTAATTTAGCTAGTGGTGAAATTAAAAATGCTTTTGATAGTGAAGGTAATTATATTAGAGAAATTCATAAAGATGGAGATATATTATCTGCACAGTTAATAAATAAATTTGAGGAAGCACTAGACACTAATACCAAAGCGAGTAAAGATTTTGCTACTAAAAAATATGTAGATAATAAAGTTTCCAGTTTACCACAACTACCCTTTAATGAAGCTGGTGAATTAGTTGTAACAATAAATGGAGTCAGTAAAACGTTTGTTCCTAAAGCTTAATAGAAAATAAAGAGGTGGTATAATAAATGAAAACTAAAAATGGATTTACACTTTTAGAGAATGCTAAAGATGTAAAAAATTGGTTGGCAAAACAACACGTAAGTAGAACAATAACAAAATTACAAGTACATCATATGGATATGCCTAGCTACAGTACGTGGGAAAAAACTGATAAAAAAGTATTTGCAGAACCACACTTTGGACGAACTGAGTCCTTGGATTCTTATGGTAAAAGTAAATGGCATAGTAGTGACGGACATGGTCATTACATTGCTCAACATTTTAATGTATTTCCAGATGGCAAAATAACAACAGGACGTAATTTGAATAGTACTCCAATAGGAATTAGAAAATGGAATGAACATGCTATATGTATAGAAATATATGGCTGTTTTGACAAAGGCCACGACAAAATGACTGCTGCACAAAAGAAAGCAGTAATATATCTATATGGAGAGTTGTGTAAAAAATTCCATATACCAGTAAACACTACACATATAAGACCACATTGTTGGTTCACTGCTAGTGGTGCATACTTAGGAAAATATAGTGCTAGTAGAAGTGCTAAAACTTGTCCCGGCACTGCATTTTGGGGTTATGGTTGTAGCCCTAAAGGGTTTGCACACTTTATAAATGATGTAAAGAAATATGTAAACGGCAAAGAGGAAAAACCAAAAGAGGAAAAACCTAAAGAATTTAAACCTTATATAGCACGTTGCACCACTAATGACCTTAATTGTAGAAAAGGTGCTGGCATAAAATACGACGTAGTTGATGTAATTAATAAAGGCGTGGCAATAACAATAATAGAAGAAAAAGAAGTTGATGGTAGTACCTGGTGCAAAGGTAAAGCCGGCTACTGGGTTAATAAAAAATACTTAGAGTTTGTAAGATACGTATAAATATATAAGAATTCCTACATAATAATATGTAGGAATTTTTTTTTATTTTTTTATTTTAAACACTTGATTAATTATATAAGTAGCTGTATAATATAAATATAAAATAAATAAAAAAGAAAAAGGAGATGTTATTAATGAGAGAATTAAAGTTTGGTGTTGAGATTGAATTCTTTGGTGCAAACTATGTAACAGTTATACAAAGATTAAGAGCTGCCGGTATATCAGTAGCTGATTACCAAGGATACACTCACAAAGTTATGGCACAATGGAAAGTTACAACTGACTCAAGTGTTACAATGGACGGCACTGGATTATATAGAGGCTTAGAACTTGTAAGTCCTATATTATATGGTGACGAAGGTTTAGACGAACTTCAAAAAGTATACGAAGTTTTAAATAGTTGTGGTGCTAAAGTAGATAAAACTTGTGGTACTCATGTACATTTTGACATAGCTGATTTTACAGTCCAAAACTGCAAAAACTTTTTAAATTTATACTATAATTACCAAGGTATTATAAATCACTTGGTACCACCAAGTAGACGTAGAAATGAGTTTTGTAACCCACTTAAAAAAGCGGACTTAGTACAAATAAATAATCAACACTGGGTTACAAGTATAAGAGATATAGCTAGTGTAATATGTACAAGATATAGTAAAGTAAACCTACAAAGTTACGTAAAATACGGCACAATAGAAATTAGACAACACGGTGGCACAACTGATTTTGATAAAATGGAAGCATGGATAATATTAATGTACCAATTATTAGACGTTGCCAAACAAGAAGAAAAAGTAAATTTAATTTGTAGACCATATACATCAACATCTAAAAATTTAAACCGTTTATTAGATAAAACAAACTTAAATAATACTTGTATAGGTGATTACTTAACAACAAGATTCAACCACTTTAAGGAGGTGGCATAATATGCTAACATTAGAACAATATAGAGAAATATGCAAGGTAAGGGACGCTAGTCCCTTTACCTGCAATATAAATATAAACACATATATTGACGGTGTAAGATTTAGATTATCACAATGGTATGGCATACCAGAGGAACAAATAAATGATGAATTTATTTATAATTTTTTAAAAAAGTTGGATAAAACAGTTGATTAATTATGTAAGTAGCTGTATAATATAAATATAAAATAAATAAAAAAGAAAAAAGGGGTTGTTATTAATGAGAAAAAGTATAGAAGCAGTAAGAGGAGATAAATTACAAAACATAAGAAATAATCAAATATTTGTAGTAGCTGATGTTTGTGGTAACACATTTATATTAAATAATGAAGATGGCATAAGCAAAATGTACACATTAAGTACTATAAAAAGATGGTTTAAAATGTATGAAGAATATGTAGCACCAGTGGTAGTAGAAGAAAAAATAGATGAATATACAACTAGACCTGGTCGTCCTGCATTACCACCACAAACTGGTATAGAAGTTAATAAAGACGACGTAAACACTGTTATAACTAATAATGGCTGCACACCTAACCAAAAGAAAGAATACCTAGGAGTGTACAAAGAGGGTCAACGTGGAGCAGTATGTATGATAAGATTTAATAAAAAAGGTAATATGCACATAGACATGAAACCTAGTGTATATGAAAAATTAGACGCAAACTATAGATACACATTAGAAACTAGATACGATACTGGTATATACGATAAAACTAGAGGATACTTTAGAATAAGTGGTGTAAATGATTTAGAAGTATTACAAAATGTAATAATAGCTGGAACAATGTAGGGGAGGAAGCTCCCCTAACTTTATTGGAGGTGCAATATGAAGTTAAAAATTGACAAAGGTATTAAATTTAGGGGTAACTCCTTGTTTATAAAAATGAGTGGTGATGAGTTGGAATATTTGGATGTTATTAAATCTTTCAACTGTTATTACCACAAAAGTAAGAATATGTGGGAATTACCCAAAATATCATTTAAAACTATACTCGATAAGTGTAGTAATTGTGATATTAGTATAGTGGGTAAAATACCCAAAGAATTTGAAGAGTATTTAAAATTGCTGGACAACTATGATAAACCATTACCAGGGTATAAAAGTAAAACCGTGCCATATAGTTACCAGATGGACAGTTTTTTATATTCTAAAGACCACACAAAATTTTTATTAGCTGACGAACAAGGGTTAGGAAAAACCAAACAAGCATTGGATATTGCAGTAAATAAAAAGGGACAAATGAAACATTGTCTTATAGTGTGTGGTGTAAATGAACTAAAATGGAACTGGGTACACGAGGTAGCAGTACATACCAACGAACGTGCCCATATATTAGGATTTAAGGATGGTAAAATTGGTAGTGTGGCGGATAGGTTAGCAGACCTACAAAATAAACATAATGAATTTTTCTTAGTTACTAATATTGAAACACTAAGAGATACTAAAATACAGGAATACATAAAAATACTTTGTACGTGTGGTGTAATTGGTATGACCATAATAGACGAGATTCACAAGTGTAAAAACTCTACCAGTTTACAAGGCAAAGCCATTCATTGTTGCTGCACATACTATAAGTTAGCACTTACAGGTACGCCGATAATGAACGCTGCTATAGACTTGTATAATGTTTTAAAATGGTTAGAAGTTGAGAACCATAGTTTGACCCAGTTTAAAAGCCATTATTGTATCATGGGTGGCTTTGGTGGATACCAAATAGTGGGTTATAAACATTTAGACCAACTACAAAGTAGATTAAGTAAATATATGTTAAGAAGAAAAAAAGAGGATGTATTAGACTTGCCACCTAAAATTTATACTAATGAGTTACTGGAGATGGATAAAGGACAGACTGAAATATATAAAGAAGTGGAGCAAACTATACAGGACAACATAGATAAAATACTTTTATTACCAAACCCATTAACTGCATTAACACGTTTAAGACAAGCTACTGGCAACCCTGACATTTTAACTAGCCATAAAGTAAACAATGTTAAATACAAACGTATGGAGGAACTAGTGGAGGAAGTAGTCAATAATGGTGGTAAGGTTATTATTTTTAGTAACTGGGCAAAAGTAATACAACCGGCTGCTACACTACTGGAAAAATATAACCCAACTTGTATAACCTCTCAAGTGCAGGACAAGGATAAACTAATAAGGGAGTTTAAGGAAAACCCTAAATGCAGGGTTATATTAGGTACAATAGGGTGCTTGGGCACTGGGTTTACCCTTAACGAAGCTAACACAGTAATATTTTTAGATGAGCCATTTAGTAGTGCCGATAAAGAACAAGCAGAAGATAGATGCCATAGAATAGGCACAAGTGGTACAGTTAATATCATTACTCTTATGTGCAAAGATACAGTAGATGAGAGAATACATAATATAGTAAAAAATAAAAAAGAACTGTCTAATGTTATTGTTGATAATAAACAGCAATTTTTAGATATAATAGGAGGGAAATAATGAGTAAATTAATTTGTAATGTTGGATATATAGGAGAAGGACAATATAAAAGTATGGTTAATTATAAGGAAGACCCTGCATATCGTAAATGGAACGATATGATAAGGAGATGTTATACAAATAAGCCACTGAAAGCCCAGGAGTGCTATATAGGATGTGTAGTTGATACAAAGTGGCATAATTATCAAAACTTTGCACAATGGTATTATACAGAATTATATCCATGCGAAGATACACTAGTAATAGATAAAGATATATTATACAAACATAATACTATTTATAGTGAGCGTACGTGCTTATTAGTACCAAGTAAAATAAATAATTTGTTCCCAAATGCTAAGAAAATAAGAGGTAAATATCCAGTGGGAGTAAATAAACATAGAAATAAATACCAAGCCAATTGCTGCGATGGAACAGGTAAAACTAAATATTTAGGAAGTTATCCTACTGTAGAACAAGCATTCACAGCATATAAAAATTATAAACAACAACTAATTAAAGAGGAAGCTGATAAATATAAAACAATTTTACCAAATAAAGTTTATAATGCCATTATTAATTATGAAATTGATATTAATGATTAGGAGGGATAGATATGAAAATAATTGATGGAACTATGTATTATAGTCTTACTGAAATTGGTGCCATAATTGGTAGAACAAAAGCTACCATATTAAGATGGTATGAATATGAAGAAATGTTACCCGTAGAACAACGTACATTACCAGAATACATAACACTAGGTGAGCAACACGCAAAATACTTTGCAGCACATGATGTTGATACCTTTGTAAATTTTATGAAGAAAACTAAGAGGGGTACTATGAAAAATGTTAGTGATAAATATAATGGTAACTTAGTAAATAACCAATAAATTATATACTTTATATAGTGGTTTAACCCCATATAACCTACTTAAAATGGGTTTTATGGGGTTGTACAAATAAATACTTGAGGAGGCTAAAAAATGAAGGATTTAGGGGTTTTATTAAATAAACTAAATGAAATAAAAGAGCTAAATAAAAAGAATAAAGACGTGGAAAATAACTTAATTAAAAGTACCAAAACTGTATTAGAGGAGCAAGGTATTACTAAAGGTGAATACGACGGTATAAAAGTTAGTTATACAACCAGTACTAAAAGTGAATTGGATGATACTATGCTAATACAAATATTACTAAATATGGCACAAGAAAAACCTGAAATAATGGATTGTTTAATTAAAACTTATGTCGTAGACGAAGATAAATTAGAAGAATTAATGTATAGTGGTATAATAAGTACAGACGACATTGCACCGGCATTTAAGGAAAAACAATATAAAACTTTACGAGTAAAGAGGGTGAAATAATGGCACTTCCTGGATTCAATGTTAATAAGGTACCAACTGTACAAACTAAAATAATAGAAGAAATTGTAGACTACTTAAATAAACAAGCCGGCACTAAATATAAATACACTGCAAAAAATACTGTAAAATATATTACTGCACGTCTAAAAGAGGGTTATACAATAGAGGACTTTAAATATGTAATAGACGTAAAGGTTGCTGAATGGGGTGGAACTAATATGGAGATGTATATTAGACCACAAACTTTATTTAGCAATAAAATGGAAAACTATGTTAATCAACCTATGCCACGTAAAAACCGTGCCAGCTACCAAGTTGAAAATGATTATAAACACAACACAACTAATAGAAGGATTTAATCCTTCTATTTTTTTATGTAGGTTAGTAAACACCATAAATTTTCTATACTATATAAAAAAACCTTTTTTAAAATAAAAATTTTTTTAATTTGAAGTTAGTAAAATCGCAAATAATTCTATACTATATATAAATAATAATTATAAGTAAGATTGAAAAAATAAAAGTAAAATTAACTAACAAATCGCCCGTTGGAAGTTTATTATGTAGCAAAAGCTACATAATTCTCTCAACTAAAAAAAAAGGAGGAATTTATATGTTAAGTACTAATAGTTATTTAGTAATAACACCAAACAATTATTTTTTATGTAATGATATTAGACACATTATTAATAGTATAAAACATAGCTGCTACAGACTTAATAGTCATCAGCTACAAAACTTTAATAAACTTATTACTAGACACGTAGAACGAGGAGAGTGGCATAAACCTATTAAAAAACAAAAGTATATTATTAAAGATAATATATATGTAGTAAAGTTAACTAACGACGAAATAAAAATGTTTTATTAGAGGTGAGATTATGAATGATATAGAATTAACTAAGCAACGCCAGGAAGAAATAGCCAAATATGGCAAACGACAAGGTTTTCCAGTTTGGGTATGTTTTAAGGTGAGTTTTATAGGTGATGTGGAGGAAGTTAAAGTATTTTTTACACCAGAAGGTAAGGATAAATATATTACACAATTGGAACATGGTTATAACTTTATAGCCTATCTAACTCATGTAAATGATATTAAAAAAGTTACATACGAAACTTAGTAAACTGCACAGTTTTTCTATACTATATATGTAAGTTACTTTTTATTAAATTATTTTTAGTTTTTTAATTTTTATTATTTTCTATTGGCTAAAGAGTAAATATTAGAGAGAGAGGGTGGTTCAATTCGAATAGTTAATTAATAAATTAATAACAATCCCCATATACGTTCCGGTGGCTTGGTAACCCACCGGAATTTTTTTTATTTTGTAGTTAGTAATACGCCACTTTTTTCTATACTATATATGTAAGGAACATGGGAAAACCCCCTTACATACTTAACCCCTTAATATTTTATTTTTTACCCCGGTACCACTCCCCCAGGTATCGGGGGTTTTTTTATGTTAGTAAAAGTGCCATAATTACTATACTATTAATAAAGGGAGGTTTTTGATATGTATGATGTAAAAGAATTTAAATTTAATAGGGAGAAGTGTTGGTTTAGAGCTAACTGCCCTATATATAATACAAAAGATTGTAACTGTAGTTGCAGTGTATATTTTCAATATTATTACTTGGTTAATTTAGCTAATATACCACCAAATAAGCAACAACCTGAACAACTAAAATTAAGTGCAGGTAAGGATATTAAAAAGTATGAATATCTCAATAATATAAAAGAAAATATTAATGACTTTGTACAGGACGGGTGCAACCTATATTTATATAGTCCTTATTATGGCAACGGAAAAACTACGTGGAGCATTAAATTAATGAGTAAGTATTTTAGTAATATATGGAGCGGGAATGGAACTCGTTGTAGAGGTTTATTTATTAATGTAGATGAATTTTTAATGGCAAAAAGGAATGCCATAAAACGACCTGATTTAAGATTAGAAGAAATAGAAAAATTAATACCAACTGTAGATTTAGTAATATGGGATGATATAGGGGTAACTAAGTTAAAAGAATATGACCACCAAATATTATTTAGTTTAATTAACCCACGTATTGTAAACAATAAAGCAAACATATTTACAAGTAATGTTATAGACGACCAGTTGGACGAAAATATTGGTGGTAGGTTGGCGAACAGAATATTAGATACAAGTACTATAGTAGAGTTTACAAATAAACCACAAAGGAAACCAAGAGAGGTGAGAATATAATGGTGCAACTACAAGCAATCAACGACATATTGAATAACAATAATTTAGACGCATATACAAGCCAAGGTATAACAAAAGAATACTTTAAGGACTACCAAGAGGAGTATGAGTTTATATGCAACCACTTTAGAACTTATGGTAAGGTGCCAGACTGGGAGACATTTATGGGAAAATTCCCGGACTTTGATGTAGTAGAAGTTTTGGAGCCCCTAAAATATATTATTTATAACCTTAAGGAAAATTATTTATTTGACCAGGGGGTTGCACTATTTCAAACCAGTGGTGAAGTATTAGAACAAAATGCTTTTGACGGGTTGCAGCACATAGTAACAAGAGCACAACGCTTACTTGACCAAACTGTACAAAGTAATGGCGTAAACATAAACAATATGGTAGATGAAAAAATAAAGGATTTAGAAAATAAACGTGCTAAAGGTGGTATGCTTGGAATTGGTAGTGGCTTACCTGAATTGGATAAAATACTTAATGGGTGGCTACCAGGTGAAGAATTAGTTACTATAGTTGGTAGGGTTAACCAAGGTAAGTCCTGGTTGCTGCAAAAGTTTTTAACCGAGGCCAACAAGCAACATAAAAAAGTACTTCATTATAGTGGTGAGATGGGTGTATTACAAGTGGCATATAGAAATGATACTTTAGGTATGAACTACACTAACTCACAATTAATGCGTGGTACAATAGCCGACGGGGATTATAAACAGTATATTAACGACTTACAAACTAATAAAGAATTACCACCATATATAGTAGTAACACCAGTAGATTTTGGTGGTAAAATGTTAACAGTAAGCAAACTACGTGCCCTTATAAAAGAGTATAAACCAGACATAGTTGGTATTGACCAAATATCATTAATGGAGGATGAACGACGTGCCAAAGGTGACCAAACAAGAACACAATACACACATATTGCACAGGACTTGTTTAATATTAGTATAGAGTTTGCCATACCAATTATAGTGGATGCACAAGCCAACCGTAATAAAGCGGATATGGATAAACCGGAAAACCCCGAATTAGCCGACATAGGTGAAAGTGATGGTATTGCACAAAATAGTAGTAGGGTTATATCCCTTGTGCAAACTAAAGCCGGGCTAAGCCTAAAAATTACTAAAAATAGATACGGGGAAAATAATAAGCAATTATTATATGTGTGGGATATAGATAATGGTATTTTTACCTTTGTAACTGAACAACTGGACGAGGGGCAACCACAGTTACCATTTAGAAATAATAATAAAATAAATGATGTAACTGATGTATTTTAGTTAGTAAATTTACAATTTTTTCTATACTATATATGTAGAGGTAATTGTGGCGGCACATTCCTCTACTCATAATATAACTCCCTTTCTTTTTTACCCTGGCATTGGAGCGGACAGTGCCAGGGGTTTTTATTTTTTTTAAATTGTTAGTTAGTAAATTTAAATATTAAAATATAATATATTTAAAGGAGTTGGTTATATGTTAACTGGTAAGAAAATAAGAGAAATGGAAATAGAAAAGGATTTAGTAAGGGAATTAAAATGGCTTATAAATAAAGCAGTGGACGAAGGGGACTTAATGTTTGAGCACCTAGACCCATTGTTTGATTTATTATATAAAGTACAGGAGGGGTAAATAAATGAAAGTAAAAGATTTAATAAAGAAATTACAACAATTAGACTTAGAAAAAGAGATATTTATGGGTAGTATGCAATATCATACTGAGTATAGACGTCAAGGAGAGTTTATGGGTATAAGTATGGACGAATTCGATATAGAAGAACATTTATACGATAAAAAACACTCATTTACAATTTTAGAAGATACAATCGAAGAAAACATTGGTGAGTGCTATGTAATTATGTAGAGTATTTAATAGAGTAAAAGTTTGAATTAAATAGGAGGGGTAAATATGAAGTGTGAACAATGTGAAGAAAGATTAGATTATGATTATTTAGTATTAGAATTACCAGATTATTGTGGTTATAAGGAATTAAACTTTTGCAGCACTGAGTGCTTAGACGAGTGGATAGAAAACCATAGTAGATGGGAGTTGTGCGAGGATGATTAATGTTAATGGTATGGAAATAGACACAACGTACCAACAGTTATTAATAGACTTAAAAGGTAGTTTAATGTGCAATGGAATATTTTTATTAAATGATATAAAACCCACAGGGGACAATATTATGATTACTTGTCCAGTACATAAAGATGGACATGAACATAAACCCTCTTGTGGGGTTTCTATTGTACCAAAATATCAAGGCTCTAAAATAATAGAGCCTGGGACTGTACATTGTTTTACTTGTGGTTACACTGCTCCACTAACTAGTTTTATTAGTAATTGTTTTGGATATAAAGACGGTGGTATATTTGGTAATAAATGGATTAAGGCTCAATATAATACAGGTCTAACCCCTAAAACCCGTAAAGTGGAGTTAAATTTAAGTAGACGAACAATTACTCGAGGGGAACTACCAAACGTGCCAGAGGAGGTGCTACAAGGTTACAGGTTCACTGTAAACTATATGTATAGTAGAGGTTTAACCGACGACATAATAGAACAGTTTGATATAGGGTATGACCGTAAAGACGATTGCATAACTATACCAGTTCCTAATTTAAAAGGGGAGGTAAAATGGCTACAACGTAGAAGTATTATAGGTAAAAGGTACTATATACCAAGTGGGATAAACAAGACGGATTATTTACTTGGTGCCAGTGAAGTATTAAGGTTAAAACTATATAAACAACCAGTATATATAGTGGAATCACCTTTTAATATGCTAACCCTTTGGAAGTTAGGTTTGCCGGCAATATGTATATTTGGTACAGGAGGAGGGAATCAATATAAAATGTTGAATAAGTTACCTATAAGACATTATATAATAGCACTAGACCCAGATGAAGCCGGTAAAAAAGGTAGTAGAAAATTGCTGCACAACTTAGGAAAGACAAAATTATTAAGCAAGGTAAATTATATAGACCAAAGGGATATCAACGAGTTAGACACCGAATTTAAAAAATTAAAAATTTCTCCAATAAATTTATAAAAAATAGTTGCATAATTATATAAAGGTCTATATAATTATAAGTATAAAAAGTAAATAAAAAATATAAGTTACCAGGGGGAATGGTTATGTTTAAAGATGTAGTTAAGGTTTATGGATTACAACACACTGACGAGGAATTACTTAAAGATTACCAAGCAGGTCTACACAATGAAGTTATTGCTTATGTATTTGAAAAGAATAAAAACTTATTCTACCAAGTAAGTAAAAAATATGTTGGTGTTAGTAATGATGAAGTTACAAGTGTTATATTAGAACAAATATGGAAGTGCTTCGAGGATTATGACCCTCAAAAGAACCATAGTGGCAAACTTACTAGTATGATATGTGTTTACATAAAGAACGCATTAAGAACACTAACTCAAAGTAACGCAAGTAATAAACGTAAAGCCAACAACGGTGACCAATGTACACCAATGAGTTATTACGAAACAACTGAAGACCGTTGGGAGGAAGCAAGTGTAGAGGATGAATACGACAAGGTAGATTTAACTGACTTAGTTAAGAAAGAGGACTTATCACCAAAACAACTACAATATTGTATGGTGGCACTAGACCATATGTGTGATTTACAACAATCCCATATGGCAAGGGAAATTGGTGTTAGTACTGCTGGTGTTGTTGGTATAAGAAGAGCATTACAAAAGAAATTAAATTATTTAGTTGGTTAGTAAATAACAAGGTCTTACTATACTATATATAGTAAGACTTTTTTAATATATAAAGGAGGTAGTTATATGGAACTACGAGATTGGAAATTAAGTGAGTTAGGGGAAGATATTTGGAAGAAAAAATATCAACGTAATGGTGAAAGTTTTGACCAGTGGTTGGACAGAGTTAGTGGTGGTGATAAACAGGTTGCACAACTTATAGTGGATAAAAAGTTCTTATTTGGTGGTAGAATACTTAGCAATAGAGGTATTACCAATAGGGGAGTCACTTACAGTAACTGTTATGTAATAGCACCCCCAGAAGATAGTATTGAAGGTATATATACTACTGCAATGAAGTTAGCCCGTACATTTAGTTACGGAGGAGGTTGTGGTGTAGATATTAGTACATTAAGACCAAAAGGAGCCGAGGTACATAATGCAGCCCTTACAACTAGTGGTGCAGTATCATTTATGGATGTATTTGAACAAACTGCAAAGGTTATTGGACAAAACGGAAGACGTGGTGCCTTAATGCTAAGTATGGATAGTAGCCACCCAGACATACATGACTTTATTGACGCCAAACTAGATAATAAGTTGGAAAAATGTAATATTTCCGTACGTATGAGTGCCAAGGACATGGAGGATAAACCGGAAATATTAGACCATATTGCTAAAAACAATTATGACTGGGCAGAACCAGGAATATTATTTTGGGACACAATAGAGTCCTATAACTTATTAGACGACTTTAAAGACTTTAAGTATGCAGGAGTTAATCCTTGTGCTGAAGAACCATTACCAGCTGGTGGTAGTTGTTTATTAGGTGCATTAAACTTGAGTGAGTTCGTAGAAAACCCATTTACACCACAAGCTGCATTTAATATACCTGAATTTAAAAGTGCAGTAAGAATAGCAATACGTGCGTTAAACAATGTTTTAGACGAAGGGTTAGAATTACACCCATTAGAAGAACAACAACAATCCGTTAGGGACTGGAGACAGATAGGACTTGGTATTATGGGGTTTGCTGATATGTTACTAAAAATGAGTTGCCAGTATGATTCAGCACGTGCCTTGGCTATTATTGATACGGTAGGTAAAACACTAGTTAATACAGGATTGCAGGAAAGTGCCATACTAGCTAAGGAAACTGAATGTTTCCCTAAATGTAATAAAAAGAGATTACTAGCAAGTACTTTTATAACAGTATTAAAACATAGTAATGTTATTCAAAATAATACTATTAACCTAATAAAACAATATAGTCTTAGAAATTCTCAGTTATTCACAATTGCACCGACTGGAAGCATAAGTACTATGTTAGGGGTTAGTGGTGGCGTAGAACCAATATTTGCTACACATTATACAAGAAAAACTCAATCCCTACACGGGGAAGATGTTTTTTATAATGTATATACACCAATAATACAAAAGATGATTGATATGGAATTAATAGAGGAAGAAAAAGTAGGTAATATAGCTACTGCACAAAATATTGACCCGTTTGATAGAGTTACAATACAAGCTACATGGCAAAAATATATTGACGCAAGTATTAGTAGTACAGTAAATGTAACTAATGATACTAGTGTTGAAACTATAAGAGACCTATACCAAGCGGCGTGGGAAGAAGGTTGTAAAGGGTTAACAATTTACAGAGCCGGCTGTAAAAAAGAAGGTGTATTAGTAGTAGAAGAACCAAAAGAACAAACAATGGAAAATACTATACACATACCAATAAGTGATACTTCAATAGACAATTGTGTAGCGTATGGCACTCAATTGACAACAGGATGTGGTAGCTTATGGATGTCCGTTTATTTCCATAAGAAAACTGGACAATTATGCCACATATTCTTAGACAAAGGTAGTCAAGGTGGTTGCAATAGTTTTATGGTAGGTCTTAGTAGAATGATAAGTTATGCAGGAAAATTAGGTGGAACAGTAGAAGGTATATGTGACCAGTTAAAGAGTGTACCCGCTTGTCCTTCTTATACTGTTAGAACTGCTGTAAAAGGTGATACAAGTGCCGGTAAATGTTGCCCAAGTGCAATAGGTAAAGCACTTATGGAATTAAAACGTAGATATATTGCAGACCACGAGGAAATGAGTACTGAAGAACTTGTGCCAGAGCAAGTTAAAGTAAGTAATTGCCCTGAATGTGGGGCAAAATTAAACTTCACTGGAGGTTGCAATAGTTGCCCAGAATGTGGTTATACTAAATGTGATTAATACAAATAAGGTAGGTTAACACCCTACCTTATTTTATTTGAAAAAAAATAAAAAAATTTTCAAAAAAGTGTTGCGTAATTATATAAGTACCTGTATAATGTAAGTATAAATAATAAATAAAAGGTAAAAGGGGTTGGAAATAATGAAAAGATATGAAAGTAAAAAAGGTACATTTTATATAGAACAATACTGGATGGATAATAAATATTACATTTATAGAGAAAATAAAATAAGTGATAACTTCGGTACAGTTGGTGAATTAGTTAATGGTTGTAGCTACAAAACTTACGAAGAAGCTGAACAAGATTTAAACGAGTTATATTTATAAGGAGGGTGTTATTTATGGCAGTAACTAAAAAAGATTTATGGAGAATGTTAAGAAATACTGAAAGTGGTTTAATGGCATACGTAATTGAAGATGTATTGGATAAATGTGATACAGACGAAGATGTACAAAATTATTTAATGAATGTATATAAACACGGTGGCATTAATTCAGCAATACCAAATTTAATTTACTACGACGAGTGTGAAGAATTTGTAAAAGAACATTTAAGTGAAATATTAGACATATATAATGAAGCCAAAGTATATTTAGACCCTAAAGAAGAAGTTCATGTGGATACACTAGCATGGCTTGGATACGAAACAATGGTTAATATAATTTTAAGCGAAGAGCCACTAAATGATTTTAATATGTAAAAAGTTTTTTAAAAGTAGGTTAGTAAATAACCTACTTTTTTTATACTTTATATGTACTTAAAAAATAAAGGGAGGTAAGGGTATATGAAACCTATTAATTTAAACCAAATATCAAATGAATATATAATGAGAACAAAAGCTGGTAAATTATGGAGATGTGGTAAAGGCTATAGAAAAAACTGGGCTAAGTTAATAGGTAAATTAGTTCTTTTGCACAACGCACCATATACCCTTATTGATAGAATTAAGGAGGGTGGCAAATGGTATTTAGTATTTACTGACGGCACTAATAATTACACAGAAAGACAAGACAAAGCTCTACACAATAAAAAGTTAGCAAAAGATACTATTGTGGAAGCTGTTAAAAGAGTTATAGCTGGGTTATTACCTGCACCTATGGAATTAATAGACAAAATAGTGCAGGAAACACAATGTATTATAAATGATTTTAGACAAGCCTATATTAAAAAGTACAATAAAGACCCGCGACTACTACATGCACCAACTAGTGATGGATTAATGGCAAAACTTAATTATATTTTTACTTTAGGTTTAATGGGGAAAGGTAAAATAGGTGACCCCAGATACAATACGTATAAAAAAGAATTACTACATTATTATCACCCGGATAGAGGTAATGTAACAGACGACATTTATATAAGATACATTAAATTAGCAGAGGATAGTATTAAAAGAATGCGTAAACAATCCTTCAATCCGGGCTGGTATTTATAAAAAAGGAGTGGTATATATGTCTAAAATAGGATATCAATATTTTGAAGCACCTACAGTAGAATCAAAACAATATAAGCAAAGTGAAATTTTAGTAATAATCCAAAAGGGTTATACATTTTATGGATATGTAAGAATAGTTGATATGGAGACAGGGTTTATTTCCAGTTTTGAGTTTGTTGAATTATGGTGGGATGAAATAAGTAAAAGAGTGCGTGGCATTAGTGGATTTAGTGTGTTTGACAGTACAGAGGGTCAATTTATTGAAGGTTCCTGCTCAGTACCTTCCTTTAGGAATAATAATCATAGCTTAGCACTTTTTAGTGATAATAGACATGGTTCTAAGTATCAACAACAGTTAGTGGCGCAAAAATTAATATATCCACCAACACATACAAGAGAAGTATATCACAGACAACGTGTTTTCCCTATTTTTAAGAAAATTAAAGATGTAGGTTAGTAAAGTAACCTACTTTTCTATACTATATATGTAAATAAAAATTTAAAGGAGTTGGTTTTAAATGGCTAAAATAAACATTAAGGATGCAGGAAAATTTACAAACGTGGGTTCAAGTGAATACTTTACACTAAAAGATGATGGTGATATTGCACAAGTAAGAATGCTATACACTGACCCAGAAGGTGGAGATATGGACTTCTTCTTAGTGCACCAAATAGAAATTGAAGTTAATGGTAAAAAAGTAAGAAAATATGTAAGTTGCTTAGCAGTAGACGAAGATGGACACGTACATAAAGATGATTGCCCATTATGTAAAGCTGGGTATAGAACACAGGAAAAATTATTTTTACAACTATATGACGAAACTGACGGCAAACTTAAAGTATGGGAAAGAGGCAAAAACTTTGTAGGTAAAATAGTAAGTTTCTTAAATAGATATGGTAGCCTAGTAGAACGTCCAATAGAAATAGAACGTAAGGGTAAAAAAGGTGATACAAATACAACTTACGAAATGTTTGCACTAGAAAAAGATGGCAAAGGTTTAGAGGATTTCCCTGAAAAGGTAGATATAGAAGGTACTTATGTTACAAAGGTAACTAAAGCGGACATGATAGATATAGTGGACGGTATATATGACTGGGGTGGCAATAAACCTAACAGTGGTGAAGAACCTGCACCAACTAGACGTGATGAAGCACCAAGAAGAGAGAGTAGAAGACGTAGAGTGGTAGACGACGAATTTTAATAACAAATAAATACAAGTAAATACCAGGTAATTTATACCTGGTATTTTTTATAGGAGGAATAATAATGAGTTTATTTAAAGATACATTTAGTCGCTGCACTAATGACAAACAGGCTAATAAAAAAGCCTTGGAGGTATTAAGTAAAAAGAAAAATAAAAAAGCTCCAGTGACAACAGTGGTGCCAAAGACAATGAAAGATAAAGTGGAGTATGCTAAAATAATGTCTACTAAAATATTTAGTGACAGACTCGACAAAATGGAACTAGTAACTACAATGGATAGGTTAAAACAGTTTGATAAAAAAGTAGTGGCAAACGGTATAGTTGCACTGGATACTGAAACAAACGGACTTGATAGAATAGACGGGAAAATAGCTGGTATTTGCTTATATACACCTTATGAAAAAGGGATATATATACCAGTGGGGCATATAAGTTATATGACAAATATGGAGCTGCAAAGTAATGTGCCTATGGAATTAGTTAGGGAATTAATACAATCCTGGGTAGACAATAATATTAGATTTGTGCTGCATAATGCTAAGTTTGATATGCACGTACTATATTGGATGGTAGGTGTAAAAATAGTGCCATATTGGGATACACTAATTGGAGGATACTTACTAAATGAAAACGAGCCCCACGGATTAAAAGTGTTATGGCAAAAATATTGCACAGGTGAAAGTGAAGAGGTTGGTAAATTTAGTCAATTATTCAATGGTATAGAATTTAATAAAATACCACCAGATGTTGGTTATATGTATGCAGCATTCGACCCTATAATGACTTTTGAGTTATACCAATTCCAACGTGAATATTTGGATAGGGACGGAAAATACTGCTATAAAAAAGGACTTGAAAGGGTTGCGGATGTATTTAGAAATATAGAAATGCCACTAATAGAAGTAGTATTTGATATGGAGGCACAAGGGGTAAATATAGACACAGAGTTAGCACAACAACTTAAGGAGAGATATACTACTTATATGGACAATGCCCTTAATGAATTTAATAACCAAGTGGCACAACTTGATGAACAAGGTGTATTTAACGACTTAAGGGTTAAGCACCCGGATAAATATAGTAAAATTAGCGAGTTTGGTCAAGTAAATATTAACATAGGAAGTAATCAACAGTTAGTAATATTATTTTATGATGTACTTAAATTGGAGCCACCAAAGGGACAACGTAGTGTGGGGGAAGAACAGTTAAAACAATTAAACCACCCACTAGTTAACAGTATTTTAGAATATAGAGGTATGGCAAAACTATTAAGTACCTATATTGATGCTATACCACAACATATAAGCAAAAAAACTGGTAAGTTACACGCAAACTTCAACCAGTATGGAGCAAAAACTGGTAGATTTAGTAGTAGTGACCCAAACTTACAGAATATACCAAGTAGAACAAAGAAATTAAGTGACGGGACTGTAATTGATGCCGGACATGATATTAGACAGATGTTTATTGCTGGGCAAAATAATGTAATAATTGGTGGTGACTTTTCACAACAAGAACCAAGATGTTTGGCACACATGAGCCAGGACGAACATATGATACAGGCATACTTAGACGGAAAAGATTTATATAGTACCATAGCCAGTAAGTTATATAATATGCCATACGAGGAGTGTAAAGAGTTTAGACCCGACGGTACAGTTAACCCAGAAGGGAAAAATAGAAGAAGTAGTGTTAAGCCTATATTACTAGGAATAATGTATGGTAGAGGAGTAACAAGTATTGCTGAGCAAATGAATATTAGTAAGGAAGAAGCACAACAGGTTATAATTGACTTTTACAACCAGTTCCCAAAGGTAAAAGGATTTGTAGACTTTGCACAAGAGAATGCAAGGGAATATGGATTTGTGGAAACTGCTTGGGGTAGAAAAAGAAGATTACCTAATATGCAGTTAGACCCAATTGAAATAACAGTGGAGAACCCTAACTTGGTGGATACATTTAATCCATTGGACTTTAGTTCCACAAAGAACACTGAAGTGAGTGACGAAGTTTACTTTAAATACTTAAAACTAATGAATAGAGCGTATGGCAAACAAGCTAAGGAAAAAATAAAACAAATGGCAAAAGACGAGGGTTATAAATTAGTAGACAATGGTGGTTATATAGCTGACGCTCAAAGACAATGTGTTAACAGTATTATACAAGGTAGTGCAGCCGACATGACCAAAATAGCTATGATACAAATACATGACAATAAAAGATTGCAGGAATTAGGTTATAAATTAATTATACCTGTCCATGATGAAGTATTAGGTGTATGTCCAAAAGAGAATGCCAAAGAGGTTAGGGACATATTAGAGCATATTATGGTGCACGTTGTAGACGGTAAATTTGAAATACCAATGAAAACTGATATAGAATGTACGTATAGATGGTATGGTGAAGGAATAGAAATTTAAAAAAGTTTTAAAACCCGGTTAGTAAATGCCGGGTTTTTTATATACTATATATGTACAACACAAACAAAGAAAAAAGGAGATGTGTAATAATGAGTGGAACTTGTAAAGGTAAAGAGATTGCTGTAGTATTAAATAGTGGTGGTGTAGATAGCACAACAGCAGTAGGATTTGCAGTAAAACATTATGGAAAAGAGAATGTTATTACTGTTAGTGCGTATTATGGACAAAAGCACAGTATTGAGTTACAATGTGCCAAAGATATAGCTAAATATTATGATGTGAAACATATGGAAATAGACTTAAGTAAAATATTTGCATATAGTAATTGCCCTCTATTAGCTAACAGTACGGAGGAAATTAGACATGAAAGTTATGCCGACCAAATAGCCGAGGATGGAGAAGGTATGGTAAGAACTTACGTACCGTTTAGAAATGGTTTATTACTAAGTAGTGTTGCTGCAATAGCAATGAGCTTGGTGGAAGATAAACCGGATACAACTGCTCTTATATTTTTAGGGGCACATGCAGATGATGCAGCAGGTGAAGCCTATGCAGATTGTAGCCCTGAATTTACTGAAACTATGAACCGTGCCATACAAATAGGTACATATAACAAAGTTGGTGTATTTGCACCGTTTGTAAATATGACTAAAAAGGATATTGTACAATTAGGATTAGCATTAAAAGTGCCATACGAATTAACTCATAGCTGTTATGAAGGTGAAAGACCTTGTTGTGGTACTTGTGGTACTTGTATTGACAGAATAAATGCCTTTAAGGCAAACGGTGCAGTTGACCCTGTACCATATAAAATTAATATAAACTGGGAGGAAAAATAATATGTATAAAATAATTAAAAAAATGGAAGTTGCTGGAGCACATAAATTGGATTTACCATACGAAAGTAAATGTAGTAATTTACACGGGCATAACTGGAATATAGAAGTGCAACTGGAAAGTGAAGAACTAACTGAATATGGTATGGTAATGGATTTTACACATATAAAAAGAGTGGTGAACCAATTAGACCACGCATATATAAATGATGTTGTTGGTGTTAACCCAACTGCTGAAAATATAGCTAAATGGATAGCTGACCAATTAACTGGTATGTTCGACGGTATATATGTAAAATGTACTAAAGTTAGTGTGGAGGAAAGTACTCATAACACTGCAATATACGAGGTAAAAGGGGGTTGTAATTGTGGAAGATAGAATGTTTAAAGTAAATGAGATATTTTGTAGTATAGATGGAGAAGGTATTAGAACTGGGTTGAGTTCAGTGTTTGTAAGATTGTATGGATGTAATTTAAAATGTAGTTACTGCGATACACGTTATAGCTGCGAAAACAATGAGTATAAAGAAATGACGTTATTTGATATATTAGAAAAAGTATTATCATATGGTGTTCCCCGTGTAACATTAACAGGGGGAGAACCACTAATACACGAGGGGGTTAAGGATTTAATTAACTCCCTAGTGGCAAATGATATTGAAGTAAATATTGAAACTAATGGTGCAGTTGATTTAGATAAGTTTTGGGAATATAAGTATAACAGTAAAGTAATATTCACAATGGATTATAAATGTGCATGTAGTGGTATGGAAGGTGAAATGAAGTTATGGAATTTACATTTATTACAACCTAAGGATGCAATAAAATTTGTAGTTAGTAATTACAACGAATTAGAAAGAATGGAATATATACTTAAGGAAAGTGAGTGTAAAGCACGTCCTTATGTATCACCAGTATTTGGTGCAATAGAACCAAAAGAACTAGTTGAATATGTATTAGATAATAATTTAAACGATGTAACAGTACAAGTACAGTTGCATAAAATAATATGGAATCCAAATATGAGAGGTGTATAATATGATAGATACTAAAAAAATTGAAGGTGCAGTAAAGGAAATAATAGAAGCGTTAGGTGATAACCCAAATAGACCTGGATTAGTGGAAACCCCTAAAAGGGTTGCTAAAATGTACCAAGAGGTATTTGAAGGTATGAACTATACTAACGAGGAAATTGCTGCAATGTTTGATAAATGTTTTTATGACGAGGGTGCTGATGACCTGGTAACAGTAAGTAAAATACCAATTTTCAGTTATTGCGAACACCACTTGGCTCTAATGTATAATATGACCGTTAGTGTTGGATATATACCTAATGGTAAAGTTATAGGATTAAGTAAAATAGCCAGGGTGGCCGACATGGTAGGTAAAAGGTTACAATTACAAGAACGTATTGGTGAAGATATTGCTAATATACTACAAATGATATTAGATACAGAAGATATAATTGTAGTAGTAGAAGGTGAACACAGTTGTATGACTGCTAGGGGTATAAAATCCCGTGGTAGCCAAACAAGAACTGCTACTGTACGTGGTAGATTTAAAACTAATACTGAGTTAAGAAAAGAAGCATATGAATTATTTAAATAAAAAAGTTAAAGTGGTTAGTTAGTAAACTAGCCACTTTTTATATACTTTATATGTTAGGAGGAGATAATATGAGCTTTGATTTATACTTTGCAGGTGTACAAAATATGAATGCTGAACACGCTATGATGAATAGACATTGTTGTAGACTTTATTCGCAGCTAAGAGATAGAAATAGGGGACAGTTTTGGTTAGACCACAACAAGGAAAATAGTGGTGATAAAAGGAAGGTATTTGTAGACTCCGGGGCATTTAGTGCTTGGTCTAGGGGCAAGGGAATTGATACAGACGAGTATATAAATTACCTTAATACAAATACAAATGAATTAACATTGTTTGCCAGTGTGGATAATATACCAGGGGAGTTAACAAGAACACCAACACTTAAGGAAAAACAACAATCACCAATACTATCTTGGGAAAATTATATGTATATGAGAGAACGTGTTATAGACAAGGATAAACTTTTACCAGTTTTCCATATAGGTGAAGATTTTAAATATTTAAGTAATATGTGCAATGTAATATTAGATGGAAAACATATACCATATATAGCCTTGGGTGGTACAGTTGGTATAAGAGATAAAAGAGTAAAAAGTAACTGGTATAAACAATGCTTTAAGGTTATACAGCAAAGTAATAACCCTAATGTAAAAGTACATGCCTTCGGTATGACCAGTTTAAAAATACTAGAAGATTTTCCATTTACAAGTGCCGACAGTACTAGCTGGTTAATGGTAAGTAATAATGGTAATATAATGACTAAGTATGGCATTGTATGTGTTAGTGACCAATCCGGGGATAAAAATAACCATATAAGCAAGTTACCACCACACGTAATTGACCGTATAGAACAGGATATTAATAAGTATGGTGTAACATTACAACAGTGTAGGGAAAACTATAAACCTCGTTCAGTGGTGAATGTTAACTATTTACAAGACTGGGCGGACAACTATAAATACAAGGGTAACAATAGATATCAAAAAAGATTATTTTAGGAGGTATATTATGAAGGTAAATACAAGTATATTAAAAAATATGTTAAATGCAGTAAGTGGTTGTAAACCAAGTAAAATATTAGAAATAACTAATTACTATGAATTAGATTTTAGTGTAGACGGGTTATCACTAAGAGCCACAGACGGTATAAACTTTATAACAGTAAACTATCCAACACAATGCGAGGAGGAAATGAATGTAATTGTAAAAGCTGACCAATTTAGTAAGTTAATTAATAAGACCACTAAAGATACAGTGGGACTTAATTTAACAGACAACTATTTAGAGGTAAAAGGTAATGGTACGTATAAAGTGGAAATAGTTAGTGATGAAGTTTACCCAACTTTAGGAATAGATGTAGATAAAGAGTTTAATATAACTTATGCAACTTTAAGTAATGCAATAACAGGTGGTGCTAAAGCTAAAAGTAATGTACCTACTGACGGTGTATTATTTAGCTATTTAGTAAGGGATAGTGAAGTAGTGACTGCGGATGCCATAAAAGTATATAGTACCGAATTAGACGGTAAAGATTTAGAGGACATAGAATTATTAATACCACCAACTTTAGCAAACTTATTATTATCAATAGACGTGGAGAACATAAAATTTATGGTAGACGAGGATTGCACAACTTTAAGAGCAGTGGGACAAAATGTAGTTATTACTGGGGCATTACAAGAGGGTGCAGACGAGTACCCGGATGTAATACCATTATTAAATAGTGGTTACCCATATACTTGTGAAATAGATGTTAAAGAAGTTTTGCAGGCATTAGATAGACTGGATTTATTTATAGGATTGTATGATAAAGGTATTATAGACTTGGTATTTAGTGACGTAAATATGACCATAGCAACCTCTAGTAAGTCCGTAGAGGTTGTGCCATACACTAAAGGGATAGATTTACCAGAGCCTTTTATAATAAGTGTAAATAGTGGTTATTTAAAGGACTTATTTAGTGCAGTAGACGAACCTAATGTAACAATAGAATTTGGTACAGAGGAAACTATTAAGTTATACACTAAAGATAGTATAATGTTGTTGGCAACTGCCGACGAAGAATAGGAGGTTCCACATGAAACTAAATAAAATAGCCAAAATGGTTAGAGCCGAAAAAAGTAACGAGGTTGCACAACAGTTTGTAAACGACTTAATATACACAATAGAAAAAGAGAATGAAAGTGATTACATTCCCACAAAGGCTTATAAGCCTAGTGGGATTGCTGGCTGCAAAAGAAGTTTATACTACCAAATGATTGGAGCACAACCAGATGAACAAAGTAGTGGTGTTAATTTAGTTGGTATATGTGAAAGTGGTACTGACAGACATGAAGTTTTACAGGATTATATACAACATATGGCAAAATATACTGGGAATTGTAAATGGATTAATGTAGCTAATTATTTACACAACCAAGGGGTTACTGACCCCAAAGTTGTATCACAAGAAGGGAATGAAACTAAGTTATACAGCAAAAAATACAACATGAGATTTATGTGCGACGGGTTGGTGCAGTATAAAGGTGAGTATTACATAATAGAAATTAAAACTGAAAGTACCCACAAATACAACTCCCACGAGGAGCCACACCAAGCACATAAATTACAAGCAGCTTGTTATTCTATGTGCATAGGTGTACCAAAGGTAATTTTCATTTACGAAAACAGGGACAATTGCAGCAAAAAAGGTTATTTATTTGAAGTCCCACAACAAATGATAGAGAGTATAGAAGATACGATACAATACGTAAATGATTGTGTAAAATTTGATGTGGTGCCACCAAAGGAACCAAAATGTACGTATTGTAAATATAAAAATATGTGTGCTAGGGAGGAAACCAATGAACTATGGTAAAAAATTTGAAAATAACTTTAAAAAGGGTGTTGGTAAAGAATTAGTAAGGTTATACGATACCACTAATGGGTATGCAGGGGTAAAAAACCCCTGTGATTTTATTTATTATAAATACCCATACCAGTATTTATTTGAGCTAAAAAGTGTAAAAGGTAATAGATTTGATTTTAGTAATATAACCGACAACCAAAAGGAACAACTGGATTTTTATAGCCATATAAAAGGTTGCAACCCAATGATAGTGGTGGAATTTAGGGATTATAAAGAAATATATATGGTACCGTGGAGTACTATAAAAAGAACAATGCAAAATAATAAACAAAGTTTAAATGTGGATGACTGTGAAATTATAGTAGGTATTTCCAAACTACCTGTTACGTACCAAAGGATAAACTTTAAACTGGATAAGGAAACTTTTAATAGTAGAATATTTTTAATGGCTCAGTTGAAGGAGTGTGCGGATAATGAGTAAGTTAGATATTATAAAAGAGTTTAATAAACAGTGTGGTGATATAGTTAATACTGCATTAACTATTAGTGAAAAATATACAAGTACGTTGGACGACTGTATATACGAGGTTAAGGAATTACTGCAAAATACCTCCACACTAAGTAATGATGATTTGGAGAAATATATAGCCTTATTACCCGTTTTAATGTATGAATTAATAGACAAAATGCAGGTGTTAGGTGTTAGGGTGGATGCAGCAAAAACACAAAAGAAAACACGTTTTAACACTGCATATATGCACAGTGACGAAAGTACTGTTGCAGCAAAAACAAGTGACGCTCAATTAATGGTAGAGGAAGAACAATTTATAGAGGACATTTATATTAGAGTTTATAAGCAATGTGAGAAAAAATTAGACATAGCAGATATGCTGCACAGTAGTTTGAAAAAATTAATGAACTTAAGACTTAATGAATTTAATGTAACAAGAAATAATATGTTATCCAATGGGAGGGATTATTAATGGCAAATAAAAAGGTAAAAGTAAAGGTATTTCAAGGGGGTAAAGCTCCACAAAGTAAAAATGGAAATTGGTATGACTGCTATGTACGTACTGCTAATGTAAATGGTGTAGAACCTACTGGTAATGTAATAAGATTTGCACCAGGAGATATAATAGTGGTTAATTTAGGATTTTCAATGGACATGGGTAAAGGTTATGAAGGGTATATACTACCACGTAGTAGTACCTTTAAAAATACAGGATTGCTGCTAACTAATAGTATGGGACTAGTTGATGATACGTATTGTGGTGATAATGATGAATGGTTAGCAATGTTTTATAGTACCAGATATGGTGCCTTTAAGAAGGGTGATAGGTTAGTACAAATAAGTATTAAAAAAAGTGTGCCAGTGGACATGGAGGAAGTTGATATATTAGGTAACGAGGACAGAGGAGGCTATGGAACTACTGGTAAATAAAGAGAAGTGGGTGGTTAGTAAATCACCCACTTTTTCTATACTATATATGTAAAACAAATAAATAAAAAGGAGTGGTATATATGAGTAAACCAATGGATTTAGGAATTAAACAAGCAAAAATGACTATGAGTAAAGGAATAGGAGGCCCTTTTGGTGCCACTATAGTGAATAGTAAAACTGGAGAAATAATTTGTGTAGATAGTAACCACGTATTAGGTAATAATGACCCAACTGCACACGCTGAAATATGTGCAATAAGAACTGCTTGTAAAATATTAGGTACTTTTGACTTAACAGGTTACACTTTATACGCAACTGGTTATCCTTGTCCAATGTGTATGGCTGCAATAATATGGAGTAATTTGGATAAAGTAATATATGCCGGTGACGTAAAGGATGCTGAGGAAATAGGTTTTAGGGACGATTTTATATATGATTTTATAAAGGATGGCTGCAAAAATAGTAAAGTGGTACCAGTAGAACACGACCCGAAAGCTAGGGAAAAAGTAAAACAATTATATAAAGAATACCAAGAAACTAATAAGGAGATGTATTAGTATGAGAGAGATTGATTTAAAAATGGCTGCACTGAATAAAAAGTTTGGTGCAGATATAATACAACAAGGAACTGATATAATAGAAGTTGATAAAATACCATTTAGTTCCCCTATGGCAAACTATATGACCTATGGAGGAATACCAATTGGAAAAATTACTGAGTTCTTTGGTGGCGAGGGTGGGGGTAAAACAACCTCCGCCCTTGATATTTGTGGTAATGCACAAAAGAAATTCCAGGAGGTTTTTGATAAAAAAGTTGGTGAATTAACACAACAACTTGAACTATTGCAGCAAACTAATACAAAACAAGCTCAAAAGGAAATTAAGAAGTTAAGTGAAGAATTAACTCAAGTGCAGGAAAAAGGTGAAAAACTAGTATTATATGTAGATACAGAACAAACTTTGGATACTGAATGGGCTAAGTTATTAGGAGTAGATACGGAAAAAATGATACTAGTAAGACCACAAGAGCAAACTGCCGAACAGGTATTACAAATAATAATTGAATTAATTAGTACAGGTAATGTAGGCTTATGTGTATTAGATAGTATACCTTGTTTGGTGCCACAGCAAATATTTGACGAGAGTATGGAGAAAAAAGCGTATGGAGGTATTTCTCAACCATTAACTGTATTTTGCAGTAAAATTTTACCACACCTTACAGTTAATCAATGTGCCTTTATAGGTATTAATCAAATACGTGAAGACTTAAGCAGTATGTATAGTACTATAAGTACTCCCGGTGGTAAAGGTTGGAAACACGCTTGTAGTTTAAGAATACGTTTTAGAAAAGATACACTACTGGACGAAAATAATAAAGAGTTAAGCAGCAAAGCCGAAAACCCAGCCGGGAACAGGGTGGGAATGGAAATAATTAAAACAAAGGTATGTAAACCAAATAGAAGACTAGGTTATTACACATTAAAATATTTAGAAGGTGTGGATACCCTATATGATATGTTAAATGTATGTATGTATTATAAAATAGTGCAACAAGCCGGTTCTTGGTATAGGGTAATAGACGAGCAAGGTAATATAGTATTGGATAGAGAAGGTAACGAATTAAACTTCCAAGGTATGACAAGGTTTTTAAATTATTTACACGAACACGAGGACGTGGTGCAACAATTATTGAATAGACTTAATGGGGTGATGTTGGATGAGTAGTTATGGTAATAAGTGCCAGGAAATAGTAATGCGATATAAAAACGGGGACAAGGAAGCAATAAACGAATTACCCCAACACATAGACAATATGGTATATAGCTTATTAAAACCCTATAAATTATATAATGATAGAGATGAAATGTATCAAGTTGCGTGGCAATGTATAATGAAGTGTGTAGACCATTATGACCCGTCTTATGGCACCTTATTTACCACTTTTGCTTATCCGTCAATAAAAAGGGAACTACGTCAATATAGAAATAGAATAGATAAACATAATAGATACACCACTGACGGGGAGCAAAATATTTATAAAATATTATCCATAGACGGGTATATACAGTTAAAACATTGTGGGCACACAAGATATACGTCCTTGGAAAATTATTTGGAAAGTAAAGAGGACGTGGAAACTAGTGCTTTAGTACACGAGCTAAAAGAAATTATTGCCCAGGAATTAAAAAATGTGAAAAATGATAAACAACGTGCCATAATAGCTGATTACTTGTATGGCATAAAAGGTACATATATAGCCTATCAATACAGTGTATCACCTGCATACGTATCCCGTGTGGTTAAAGACTTTTTTAAAAAAGTTAAAGAACAAGTTAGTAAATAAGCAACACCTCCTATACTTTATATGGGAGGTGTTTTTAAATGAGTACGAGAAGTAAAAGTGATGAACAGGAACAATATGTGGCAAACTACTTGGATGGAGAAGTTACCCCAAATAGTGGTGCAGGTCATACTAAAAAGGGTGATGTATTAGTGGATAAATTTTACCTAGTGGAATGTAAAACTAAAATGCAACCCACAACACAATTTACTATTAAAAAAGAATGGTTAACAAAATTACAACAACAGTCATTAGCAATGCACCGACCATATACTGCACTTGTATTTGACTTTGGTAAAGTGGGAGAGGAGTATGCAGTAATACCATTACAAGATTTAAAAGATTACATTGAAAAATTAAAGGAGGAGTTATAATGGAAGCACTAGCAACTAAATATAGACCAAGAACATTCAGTGACGTGGTATGCCAAGATAATATAAAAAAGGTATTAACTAACCAATTGGAAACTGGAGAAATAAAACAAGCCTACCTATTTTGTGGTAGTGCAGGAACTGGTAAAACTACCAGTGCTAGGATATTTGCAAGTGATGTAAATGGTGGTAAAGGAAAACCTATTGAAATAGACGGTGCCAGCAACAACGGTGTTGATAATATACGTAGTATAATAGATGATTGCCGTATGAAAAGTTTGGATAGTAAATATAAAGTATATATAATAGATGAAGTTCATATGTTGAGTATTGGAGCCTTTAATGCACTATTAAAAGTATTAGAAGAACCACCGAAAGGAGTTATATTTATACTTTGCACCACTGACCCACATAAAATACCAGCAACTATATTAAGTAGGTTGCAACGTTTTGACTTCAAACGTATACCACAATTTGATATAGTAAATAGATTAAAATATATATTACAACAAGAAGGAAAAATAACTTATGATATAGAGGCATTGGAGTATATAGCTAAGTTAGCCGACGGAGGAATGAGAGATGCCATAATGAAGTTAGATACAGTAATAGGTTATACAAATAACATAACATTACAAGCAGTATTAGATTGTTTGGGTATTACTAACTACGAACATTTAGTGGCAATAGTACAGGGTATTATAAGCAAACAACCAAACGAGCCAATACAAATAATAGACAAAATATATAGGGACGGTAAGGACTTAAAGTTGTTTGTTAAAGATTTAAATAAGTTTGTATTAGACCTATGTAAGCTAAGTATAACACGTAATAAAGAGCTAACAATGATACCAACAGACATAATGCGTAAATGTATCCATATAGCAACTAATACACCAAAATATCAATTGGTTGATATATTGGATGCCATAAATAATTTACTAGATAAAATAAAATATGAGCAAAACCCTAAAAATTTAATTGAGAGTGAGTTGATTATTTTATGTCTAAAATAATAGGGCAAACTAAATTACAAGCTAAGTTAAATGGTCAACCTATACCCCACTTTTTTATATTGTGGGGTGATAGGGGTGCAGGAAAATATTTAATGAGCAAACAAATAGCCAATAATAACCATTACAATTATGTATTAGTGGAGAATAATATCGACGGTGTTAGAGAGTTAATAGAAAACTGTACTGCAATATCAACACCAACACTATTTTATATTAAGGGTGATAACTTATCCATTCCTGCACAAAATGCCCTACTAAAGTTAGTGGAGGAACCACCTAGTAAGGGCTATATAATGATTGGTGTAAGAAATATAGATAACTTATTAGCTACAATACGTAGTAGAGCCAAACTACTAATAATGGACAATTATAGTGTACATGAACTAAATGATGTATTTGATTTATACGACCTGGGTGAAGTGCCAAGAGATATATTATGTAAGGTGGCAACAACACCGGGGCAAATGTTGGAATATGTAAATAAGGATTTTATAAATATGTACCAATACGCATTAAAAGTATACAACAATATTTTAAGGGTTAGCACGGGCAACGCCTTTAAGATATGTAATCCTATAGGTTTTAAAGAAGACGACGGTTACCCAGTGGAACTATTTTTAGAACTATTTAAACAAGTGGTAATTGACGAACAGAAGCACAGTAGCTATGTAGATTATAAAATGATTGAATATACTAGTTCTGCACTATGGGACTTAAGAATAAGAGGAGCAAATAAACCACTAATATTTGATATTTGGGTATTAAATATTAGAACATTAAGGGGGAAATAATATGTTACCATTAAAAAATGATGCTAGGGAAATTAAGAAGTTTGCCAAACAGTTTGCAGAGGCTTATAAGGATTGTTTTACTTGGTATAGTGAAGAAAAATATGTCCGTGGGTTTGCCACTAGACATTTTGAAACAGTTTGTGCCATAAACGAGGACGAGAATGACATAAAAATAAGTAAGAAAAATAAAAAATTATTTGTGGATGTATTTAGTGAAATAACCTTAAATAATATACTATATATGAAGCAACAACACAACCAAAAGGAAAAACAGGACATTAAAAAACATGGTGTAAAAAGAAAGAAAACAAAAGGAGGAAAATAGTATGGTAATATTTAATTTTATAGTTTTAATAGTTGCAATGAGTATAGTAATTGATTGGATTACACAAACAATAGGTGATAGAGATATTGACGGGTTAAGTGCCATAGTGATTGCAGTAGCTATATGGTATTTAATTCAAATGGTGGGAGGAATTAAATTATGTTAGATTTACTAGATTTACAAACACAAATAAGGGAAGGCAAGTTGCTTCCCTTTTATATTTTTACCGGGGAAGAAATTGAGCTGCAAAATATATACCTAAAACAAATGGGTAATGTAATAAGAGTAGATAAGGTTGCAGACATATATAATAAAATAACAAGTAAACTAATAAGTACCAATAAGTTTGCAGTATACGTAGTTAGGGACGATATGGATTTTATCAAAAGTGAAAAAACGTGGAGCAATATAAGTAATAAAATTAGAAATGCAGTGTTAGTGGTGCAGGTTACAACACCCAGCAAGTGTAAAAAATTTATAAAGGAATTAAATGATTGTGCAGTAGAATTTAACCATATGACAACAGGACAACTTATTACTGCAATAACAGGACAAATAGGTGGCAGCCAGGCAATATTAAAATACTTTATAGAGGCTTGTAACAATGATTTAAGTACCATTTATAACTATATTGATATATTCCATAGGTTAGGATATTCAAGTGTTACAAAAGAATTAGTGGATAAATATATACCACCAAAAGAAGAAGTAACTGTATTCCAGTTAGCGGATGCCATAATGAAAAAGGATGCACCATTAACATTTAAATTGTTAGACCAGTTATTAGAGGATAAAAATAATGTAATGGGTATTATATATGCCATATACTCCCAATTACATAAATGTGTATTAGTAGAAGGGTACAGGGGCGAAAAGGATATTGCTAAAGTAACTGGTATTAATAGTTGGATATGTAATAATATATTAAAATATAACCGTATAGCACCTCCTAAATTGCTTACTGCACTACGTTTGGTACAAAAGTATGATAAGGGTATTAAAACGGGTAAATATGACGGTGTGGTAGCTTGTTACAGTTTAATAGTAGAAATTTTAAGTAGCTGTTAGTAAAACAGCTACTTTTTTTATACTTTATATAGGAGTAAATATTTACCAAAGGATGTGATTGGGGAAATGAGTTTAGATATTGAAATTACAAGGGAAGATAAAATTACATTGGATAATGATAGGGGGTGGAAAAAAGGACAGGTAGTGGAAAAGGTAGTACGTACTGCAATGGCACAATTAAATATGCCATTTTTACCCTATACTGAATTACCTGACCAAATAAAACAAGGTGATTATGTAGTGCAAGCTTATGGGGAATTAAAAGATACCGAAGTTAAATCCATTAGTGGATATAATGGTGTTGATAAACTGTATATGGATATATTCTATTATAATTTACAGGGCAACGGGGTTAAGGCTTACAAGCAATATAAGAGTACAGGACACGAGTTCGGTTGGCTGTATACGTGCAATGCCGACTGGCTTATTGGATATAATTATAGAAGTGGTAATATGTACATTATTAAAAACTTCCAACACTTAAAAGAGCAAGTACGCCATAATGTTATACTAAGCTGCTATGGTGATAAAGTAAGAGCTGTAGAGGGTTTAGAGCAACGTATTACACGTAAACTGAATCCTTGGATGAATTGGTACATAAATAAAAATGATAAAAGTAAGCAAACACTAACAGTTACTTTAGATTTAACATTCCAGGCTTTTGTGGCACTTGGTATTGATTGCCAAATAATAAAAATAAATTTAATTGTTAGTTAGTAAATTATAACAAGTTTATATACTTTATATGTAGGAGATGATGGTAATGAAAATAAATAAAGAATTTGAAATTACTACTGACAAGGATAAAAATTATATACTAATACAAACTTATAAAACTAAGGTTGGCACATACACAACAAAGGAAAGATATTACCCAACACTAGAAAAAGCGTTGGAAGATTGTTTAAAATTAGGTATACTGCAAACTGAATTAAAAGATTTAAAAACTGTATTAGATACATTAAATAAACTGGAAAAGGATATTAAAAAGAGTTTAAAGGAGGGAAAATAAATGACTAGACGTAAATGTAGAAGATGTAATGGTGATGTAGAGTATTGTAAAATGGGTAGAGGAAGTCTTAGCTTAATATTTTTATTAACTGGTGGCTGTATGATGTGGATACCAATACTTGGTTGGATTGCTGCACCAATATGTTTTATATTAGCAATATTGATGTTATTAGTACCTACATGCTACTATACAAAATGTGTTAGATGTGACAATATTGAAGGTATAACAAAACAAGAATACGAGGAGGTAATGAAATAATGTTTGCTGAACAAAATTTTAAAGTAACTTTAGTAAATAAGGAAGAGGTAGCACAATTTATAACAAAACACGGTGAATTTGCTTGTGTATGTTATGATACACCAAAAGAACAGGCGGAAAAAGTAGGGTTGCATTGTTTAAAAAGTGGTCATTTAAGTGGTAGTAGACATTTATATTTTGTATTTGACCTACAAAGAATTCCACGTTTTACAATAGACCAACTAGTAAGACACGAGGTAGGCGTGGTAAAAAATGTACAAAGTTTAAGATATGTGACTAAGAATAGAATAGATGTATATATATCACCGGAAGTAAGAAAAAACCCCCAACTTGTTAAATCCCATTTTTTAAGTGAAGAATATGCAGCAACCTGTTACCAACTAACAATTGATAAAATGAAACAAACAGGGGTAAATAAGGAACGTGCAAACGAGATAGCAAGGACTTTTTTACCAATAGGAATAGCAAGTGCATGTAGTTTTGCAGTAAACATTGAAGGTCTTATACATTTAGCAAATGTAAGATTATGTAATAGGGCTGAATTACCGATACATTATTTAGTACAGGAAATGGTAAACGAGGTAATTGCAGTTGAGCCGAGATATAAAGAATTATTAGTTCCACAATGTAAAAAATTAGGGTATTGCCCAGAAATGAAAGGGTGTGGATTATATGAGCCGAAGAAAAAGTAAAAGTGATAGAGAATTAGTGGCAGACTTGACAGACAGAGTAAAATTATTTTGTGATAGTATGTATGACGGTAAAACCAGGGGCTGCAAAGACTGTCCCCTAGCACAATACGACACGGCGGACTGTAGGTTAGCTTATATGCAATATATACTAAGTAAAGGAGGGGAAAAGGATGAATAATACAACAGTTGCAAACTTAGCTACTATAGGTGGAATTACAATAGCTACTATAATAGCTGGATTTTCATTCCCAGTAAGTTTGGGAATTATTGGAGCAACTACAGTGGGTTGTGCATATTTAACTTATAAGGAGGGGAAATAAGTGGACGAATATTATTACACTAATGAACAAATAGAATGCAGGGTCTTAGCACCCTGCAATATTGAAAGGTTAAAAGAGCATAGACAATGTGAGTTTTGCCACCTTTGCTTTGACTGTATTGTATATACGGATAGGAACAAAATAAACTTGTGCCAGTTCTTGGACAATTACTTAAAGGAGGAAAAATAGTATGATACAATTAATGGGATGTTTATTGGGGTTAGCAGCGATACTTTGGTTAGTAGTTATGGTATTATTATGTGTGGAGGATAAAGACGATGATAATTAAAGTATTAATATTTGGTGTTGTTGGTGAATTATTATTAGGACTTATATATTTTTATATAGTATCAAAAGGAGGTAAATAGAATGGAATATAAAATAGGTGATGTGATTAGAATAAAAGATAGTATACAAAAGGGTGAGCGCTATGGAGAGTGTGATGTTAACGAGCCTATGCTAAAATTTAGGGGTGCAGTTGATACTATAGTAGATATAGACATGGACGGTGATTTATATTTAGCTGATAATAATAATTATTATGTGTGGAATAAAGATATGGTAGAACCGGCACTAACAGTAAAACAAGCTAAAATGGATAGATTAGATATATACCAATATATATTAAACAACTTAGAGGAAACTTATAAAGCGAAAAATAATGACTATGGTAATAGTGTTGCAGACACATATGAAAAATTTGGTGATTTGTCCTTCCTGGTAAGGATTACAGACAAATATAATAGACTATTAACATTGTGCAACCCAAATGCACCAGAACAAAAGGTTAAGGACGAGAAAATTGATGACACTATATTGGACTTAGCAAACTATTGTTTATTATGGTTGGTGGAAAAAGAATATAAGAACCAATAAGGAGGCGTTCTATATGGAACATGAAGTATATAAACGTTTAAATAAATTATCAAAGGATGAATTAATACAAGTAATGGCTGCACTAGATAACCATAATGCAGAGTGTTCACTAAGAACACTAACAGTAAATAATGATACTGCACACGTTAAATTTATGTTAGTAGTTGATGATATAAACTTACTAACAGCTGTACTAGATAACTTAGGATTATAGCAAATACAGTCCCACATAAAAAATGTGGGATTTTTTTTTATTTTTTTTTCAAAAAACACTTGATTAATTATATAAGTAGCTGTATAATGTAAGTATAAATAAAAGATAAGAAATAAGAAAAAGGAGTTGGATAG